GGATACCACCTGGACATGTCAAATGTAGACTATACTCAGGTCATCCGTGTGTCGAACGCACCTGAACTCAAATCCCAAAAAACTCGAGTCTATCTGACCACGCTCTTATGGTGGAGAGCAGTACCAGTATAAATTTCTTGGAGTCTATATTATATTTCAATATAATGTAGTTGACAAAGTATTACTATTTTTATTTCTTAGATTGTGGAGTATTATGTTTGGAACCTGTATTGAAATGTCTTAATTCTTCAAGTAAATTCGCTAGAGTTATTGTCGGACTTCTCGGACTTGTAGATTGAGATTGTTGAGATTGTTGAGATTGTTTAGATTGTTTAGATTGTTTTATCAGTTGGGGCAAACTCTTTCTTGTTTTAATAGGTCTGGTAGGTGGTTTGATAACCATAGGTTGAATACCAACTTCATGTTGAACCATGTTCATTGATGTACCAGATGGTCCAAAAAAATTCATATCAGGTAAGGGTAATGCTGCGCGTTTAGTGGATTTTGGTTTTTCAGAATCACCTTGGCGACCCCGTTTTTTTGTATCATCTTTGTTTCCTGTTCCTTTCATATTATTATTTTATTTATAATGAAAGAAAGAAAATAAAATTTTTTGAATCTAATTACCACTACCTTTTCCCTTTCCTTTACTTTCCCCACCACTTCCTTTAGGTTTTGTATTACCACCACCGCCACCGCCACCGCCAGTTTGTTGTTGTTGACTTTCATAAAGAATATGATGAAGAAGTTGAAGTCGTAAATTGTCTGCTTGCTTAGCCTGCTCTTCTCGTTTTTTATAAAGTTGTTGTTTGGTCATTGGTCTTGTATTTCTAGGTTTGGTCAGGTCTCCTTTTCCTGGACTGGTATAGTCACCACGACCTTCACCACCACCACCACCACCACCACCACCACCACTAAAAACTGAATCTCAACTAAAAAATTTTCGATTTCCTTCTCAGTTAAGAATGGATCCTTGTGTTAGTGTTAGTTTAAGGTTGTGATGGTCTGAGAGAAAAAAGGGTCATGGATCTTTTATTTACAACCCAAGAAAAGACCAAGACGACAATGTCCAAAAAAAATAATAGATTCATGGTGACGATAGACCCGCGGTTGGAGAAGATCGAGGTGTATCTCCATGAGGAACAAAAAAAAATCATTACGTCTTCAGACCGTTACATGATGGTGGAGGGGGTGGCGGGGAGTCGGAAGACTGATACGCTCGTCCGGCTCGGTCTTCGTCGCCATTTCCGTGAAAACAAGAGCCTTTTGTTCTTGACCCAGGTGGGATCCGTTACGGATGAAATCCGGATGAGGTTAGAACAGTATTTAGGAGTCCCCATTCACAGGCAGCATGGGAGCAATCATTACTTGGTGATTTCCAACGACAAGACGATTGAGATTGCAAATTTTGATGCCTGGATCCACAAGCAGCTGGACGCCCTGGAATGGAAGCACCTCAAGACCATGGGATCCTATCACACCTACAAGGCCGAGGCGCTGGCCAAGATGGTAGAGGATGAAAAATATGGTGAAAGGATGCGTCGATTGGGTTTTTGTATGAAGAACGGTCAGCGGGCAGAGGAGGTGTTGATTGATGAGTGTCAGGATTTTGAGGCGTCGCGGGCGCGTCTGGTGGTGGGATTGTTGACACGCTGTTCAGAGACGACACGGGCGGTGTTTTGTGGAGATTACATGCAGACGATATTCGACCGTTCTCTTCAAGAGAATACTCATCCGATGCGGGTGTTTGAGACGCTTCCGGAGATAATGAGATTTCAACTGGATCTGTGTTACCGCTGTCCGAGGGCGCACATTGAATTCGGGAACCGACTCATGAAGGATTCGTTGGTACAGCACGAACGACCCCCGATCCGATCGGCCAATCAAAATACGACCGATCGACCTTTTCTTTTTACTCATGGGAGTCTAAACAAGCAGTACGACGTGTATATGCTGGCCGGACAGCTCTGTGACATGCTTGGAATCCTGGTTCGACACGATCCAACCATCACTCCTGGCGATGTCTGTTTTCTGATGCGTCGATCCAACGATCAAGCGGTGTTTACCGCCCTTCTTCCTCAGCTGGAGCGCTTCTGGAATGCTCGGAAACATTATAATGTGGCCATTCACTTTGCGACGCAGTTTGATGGATTCAGAAATTCGATCCATTGGGGTATGGCCGAAGGCAAGACCGTGTTGCTGAGCATTCATGGAGACAAGGGAAAAGGTCACAAGGTCGTTTTCTTCCTGGGCCTGACGCAGAAAAGCATTCCGGACGAATGTAGTGTCTATAAATCCACCGAGTTGTTGTACCAATCGCTGGTGAATGTGGCCCTGACCCGATCCACCCGTTATCTTTTTATCAGCTTTCACCACACACAGCCCTCACTCTATCTGTCCAGAATGATAGAAGATTTGAAGGACCTGGTGTACCGAGCATGGGAAACCGATAATATCCCCGTGGGATTGTATCGAGAAATAGCGGATCGATGCAATGTGTCGGCCCTTTCCAAGAATCCACCGAATTTCGGGCTACGATACCGTGAGACTCCTCTGATGGTGCCGACATTGAATCTAAAGACGGTGACGGAGGTATCGCGTCAGTTTGAGCGATTCGAGGATTTGTTTGGATATCGTCTCAAGACGGAGACGATCATTTTTGGGGAAAGGACGTCCTTCCGACTGGCCCACGACCAGTACCCGATCCTGGGGCATATGGCGGAGTTGTTATTGAACCGGCAGGTGGCGTTTCAGACATTTTGTCGGGAGTTGAAAAACTGGCAGGATCCGCGTCAAATTTTCTATACGGAGGATGAGAGGTTGCTTTGTTGGGTGGCGGACTTTGGTCTTCATCGACATATTGGAGTGGAGGAATTATATCGTGGACAGGTTCATCAAATGGAAGAAATGCACCAACATCTTTTCCGTGCGGACCCGCATCTGGCCTCCGCCTTGACACGAATGAAGAGCGACATGGTCTACGTCCTTCCCCAATGTTTTCAGTCCCTGAATTTTCAACAAGAGCTGAGTCGATTTTCGGACACCACGCCCAACGAGGGCCTGCCTTTCCGATCGTGGTGGAGACTGGCGTTGTTGTTTCACGAGGTGAAAGGCAAGCAGCGGCGGCCGTGGATTGAGCGGCACATGGAATTTGATCTCCCAGTCTCACAGCAGGGATGTTTCGTCAAGATGATTCGGAATGTCAAGGCACTCTCGGTCTTTTTTTCCAAAGAAAATGTTCTTTTTCATCCTTCTCACGAGGCACGAGCTCAGATCCAAACTCCGGAGATGCTAGAGTCGCTGGGATTTGTCAATCACCCGGATCTGGATGAGAAGATCTTTCGTCATGGTTATCACTATGGTGTCACTGGGATTTCAGATGTCTTGGATATAGACAAGGAGACGCTTTACGAAATCAAGGCCAGTCATGTTGAGAGTTCCGTAGAGTGGTGGATTCAGAATACCTTGTACGGATGTCTTCCCATGCGTCACTCGGAAATGATGTCCAAGAAATACCCATTTCCCAAGACCCTCGTGTTGGTAAACGTGGTCACGGGCAAATTACAAAAGTGGCTCCTCCCCACAGTCCACCCCAAGGTGATACTCACCAAACTGTTAACCACACATTCGTTTCCATCCGAACTCATTGCCCATTTATGCAAGATATGTCATAGTCGACTGAAACACTTTCCCCGTCCTCCCGAAAAGAGTACCACGACAGAAGAGGAACGATGAACTATGTACGTACGTACGTACGTACGTACTTGGTACAATGTGTGGTAAGTCTCTTTGATTATTTCAAAAAGAAATAGTCAATCAATCTTTTTGTTTTTTGAGACCAAAAAAACAAAACTCAATACAATCATTTTGAACTACTTAATCCTCTTCGTCGTCTGGATCTTGACGATCACCGCCGCTGGTAGTGGCAACGGGAGGCGCAAAGAGGCCTGGATCCTGGGATTGGAGGGGCTGGATTCGGACGCCACACCAGAAGCCTCGGACGGCTTCCCCCAGAATCTTGGTCATGTACTCTCGGAAATCGTCTCGGGAGGGAAGAGGGGCATTGGGGATGCCTTCACGGAACCATTCCTTGAAGATATTGTAACTCTGGTGAATGGAGATATTGGATTGGCTGTCTCGGATCACATGGTCGTCCACAAACTGACGGTAAATATCGTTCTTCTTACGATAATTTGCGGTGGCCAATCGTACCTTTTCCGGCTCGGTCCGGTGTTTGGGGAGGGTCTTTAGACGTTCCAACAAGAGCCAGGCGAGAGGCTCGGCCATACGGGGAAGCTTTTCGGTAAACTGTCTATCCACGGGAAAGTGTTTCTGGAGAAGTTGCTCTTCCGGGGACTCGGGAGCTTTTTCGTTAAAGGTGGACTCAAAGGGTATGACCTTGATACGATTCCAAGCCGCACGGTCATTGTAAGGGACCTGAGGAGGATCATTACAGATAAGGACAAGCTTGAACATGGGGGTGATTTCGCTCCCTTCCTTGTAGAGACCACGCGCAAAAAAGGTGTCATTCCCGCTCAGCTCTTTCAGAATGCCGATATTGATCACATCCTTCTTATCGGGCTCCTGGAGCATGGCGAGACGCACACCGTTCCCGGCACGACACAGTTCTGGACAGGCAGCACTGGACTGGGTGCGCTTACCAACGATGAGAGAGGTGGGGAGCTTGATGGAGTAGGCGCCCAACAATTTCTCAAAGAGGTTCTGGGTCACGGACTTGCCGTTATCACCTTCCCCGGTCCATACCTGAACGATCTTGGCGTGATTTCCACCGACAAAGAGTTCACAGGAAATATCCATGAAATAATCGCGAATGCTGCGATCAGGGAAGATCTTGTCGAAAAAATCATTGACCATTTGAACGTCGGGATGATCATGGGAAAAATCGGAGCGGTAGGAAATCGGGGCTTTGATACTGATAAGATCCGAGGGTCGGCCCTCACGAAACAGGTGTTGAGTAAGGTCGTAGACGCCGTTTTGAAAGGTAAACAGCATGGGATTGCTGTCAAGGCTGCGGATAAAGTGGGGTTTGTAAAAGACTTCTGTACATTCTCGCATAATGTTGTTTTTATAGGGCGCGGATTTCAGGGATCCGATGATTTGCATGGTATTCTTGAGCCGTTTATTGTACATGGGCTGTTCTTCCTCCTCGGCATTGGTGCATTTCGTGACCAGATCCTTTCCAATCGCCTCGTACTCTCTCACTAACTCTTCTGAAATCTTGACTCGGAGACTGAACCCATCATCCACGCGATTCCAGATGTGATTCTCAAACTGGAACCACACTTTGTCCTTGATCGAGCCGCAGACAAACTCGGACTCGTACTTTTGAAAGAGGGCCTTGGCGAGATCACTGTGAGTACCATTGAGCTTCATGGCCTTGTCTAGAAACGGGGTCATAAAATCATGCATAATCTCCCCATAGGCCTTGGGATTATCCTTCTTGGCCATGTACTTGAGGGTTCCGATGGTCATGTCCTTGGTCTTCATCTGTGCCCATTCGTGGCGACAAACCTCGAGCGAGAAATTCTCCGAACTCCGCTCACTGAACTGAACCCATCGCTGAAATCCTTCCTCACTACCCCGGAACACATTGAACAAAGTCCATCCCACCGTCATCCAGTCGTTCCTATCAATGGACCGTTGAAAATCGAGGATACCCAGAAGTCGATCGACAATCTCGGTTTCTTGTTCCTTATTCGCGTCGGGTGCGAGCATATGGAAACGATTCACCTGCTGATGGATCTGATTCTGGATGCCCGCAGAGGGAATGGGGGTCAGGTTCTCACGAATCTCACGAATGTACTGTTCCCGTCCAAACACCGAGACGGACAGGATACGGGGAAGATGGAATTCGAGATTATCCCATTGAAGATCAATCAGGGTGCGGTCTGAACGGGTCAGATGATAATCCAGGAGACAGCGTTTCCATTCTTCAGTCACGATACCTTCGGCGTCCACGGCATAACTGACGAGATAGGGATCCATGAGCTCAGACTTGCGGGACTGATACATGAGCCAGGGAGTGCCTCGACAATAGGATCGATCAATCAGAGTATCAATGGACAGATTTCCACTGTCTTGATGAGAGATGCTCTTCTTCCATTCCAGTTTGACACGAGGAATCAGCTCTTTTTCCTGAACAATCTTGCTCAGAAAGAGCTTGGGAAAATGCAGATGAAACCCGTGCTTGAGATAGACTTTACCGGTCTTCTCATTCTCGAGAAGGTAGGGTTTCTTTTCCATCGCAAGACACAACAAGTCTTCCTCACAAAGAGTGTCATCGAGGATGAGACGCAGTACTTTTTGATAAATGGTAATTAATCGGAGAATCATAACAGGCTCATAAAGAGGGGTCAATTCGGTATCACGCGCGGCTTCGCGCTTAATGTCCGCATCAACGAGGACGGGAAGATGGGTAAGTGAAGCGGTGGACTCTAGTAATGCAAACGCCTTATCAGGACACTCCGTACAGTACAGATCCATAAAGGTGTCGAGATCACCCCCATGGATCATATACTTTCCCCGAGGCGACGCCATGGAGAGGTGAGTCGCCCCTTCGTTCGTCTTCCGTCCCGCCAAAAATTGATATAGTCTGGTCGCCATGATTCCCTATGTTTTTATTCAACCCGTGGTTTATTTCTTTTCCATTTTTTTGTCCCCCTCTTTCATTTTTATTTCTTTTTACAAACTGTTCTAAAGAATCACCGCTCTGAGAAATGATTCTTACAGAAGGTGAACTAGAGGGTGAGGAGGATTCATTGTGGATGATGATTGACTTTTTTTTTTTCTTCTATTTTAACAAACACAAACCTACAGAAAATAAATGTCATCCAAATCGACCAAGAGTGGAAAACCCAAGACCAAGCTCGTGGCCTTCCGTCCCAAGGTCGTTCATGGATCTGATGTCGTGATGAATCGTGCGGCTGGTGGAGGTGGTGGTGAGAATCAAGGAGTGAGTCGTCGCCGACACTTTCTGACGATGCTGATGAATCAGGTGGGGGAATTGGCTCCGGGAGAGGCGTTGACGGATGCCATGAGGAATCAGATACGGGACTACGCTCGGAATTCATCAAGGTCAGAAGAGGCCTTTATTTCCTTGCTTCAGGTTCCGCCCGAGCATCTGATGGCGTTGTTGACACGATTCATGGAAAATGTGGACACCGTATCGATTGATAGGATCATGGAGGAGTTTCAGGAGGAAATGCCATCTGATGAGTTGGACTGGAAGCAGTTGGCTCGGTCGGTAGAGGATTATGGAGGGATGGAGCATGAGATGCGGGTTCGTTCTCTTTTACGGGCCTATGTGCGTCGGCATCTCTCCTTGTACCTTGATCCCATACCGGAACATCCGACGGACAAACCGATCAAAGAGGTGTTTGAGGATCTGGAGAAGCTGTTCCCTATGCCTTTAGGATCACGTGCGGGAGGACGACGCAAGGCACAGGATGTTCATGTCGGGGTATATCCTTTCGACCGGTTTTATCAAAGGGTGTACAAGAATGAGAAGGATGACGTGGGGGAGATTGTGGTAGACGAGCTCATGATTCCTTCTCATGAGATCAAGCGATTCCTTGCCGAGACCGATCTGTGTGTCAAGGGAAAACTTAATCTCCGACTGGCCATTCATAAATTTATTCAGCAGCATCAATTCGATCGGGTGAAGGAGGTGCTGGCCATGGGAATCCGGCCCACGGATCCATTGATATGGGCCAAGTACCTGCCCGAAAACTATATGAAGTCGTTTCCACCCTCCTTGTGGACCCTATCCTCGTGGGATATTTTTCAAGACATCCTGGACAAACAGCAACAGTTTTCCATGCCCCTGGAACAGCTTCTCCAGACCTTTTACATGAACAATTCGAGTCGTGGGATCATCTTTAGGACCAATCGGGTCAATTGTACCGATAGTACGCTTCTGATGGGTAGCAGTTTTTACACCCTCCCAGAACTTCGTCAGCTGTTTAAAAATTATCTGGAGGATCCAAGCCTTGGACCGACCGTCCAGGAAATGATGGAGGTCATGGAAGAACACCTTCAGACCCCTTTTTCTAAATGGTCCAAGGAAAACCTTGTCCGTTTCCTGGTTTCCGTGCGCAAAAATCCGTCCTTGAAAGACCGTGTAATGTACCATGACTTGCGTTTTGAGGAAAATGTTCAGAAAGACGAGGAGGAAGAAGAAGACGAGGAGGAAGACGACGAGGAAGATGAGGTTGACGAGGAAGATGAGAACCGAGAGCGTGAAATCATAGAACTGACCGATCTCTTTACCATGGACGAAGAGGACGAAGAGGAAGGTAGAGGTGGTGGTGGTGGTGGTGGTGGTAGAGGTGGTGGTGGACGGAGCGGTGGAGATGGTGTGCGATCGATCCTTCGAAAGGCGCTTCCTTTTGTTCGAGGGGAGAGGCGACAAGCCTTTTTGGAAGAATTGGCGCGCATGAGAAAGGGCAAGTTGTTGAAGAAGAAGGGGTCGTCGTTTCGTATTGTCCCGTTTTCGTCCACGTCCTCTGACTTTTCTTTGCGGCAAGGGATGGTTCCCGGCTTGGTCAGTTTTCTGATCGCACCTACCAAGGAGGGGGAGGCTCAGAGGTACCTGGGACCGACCTTTAGGGATGGGTTTCATTTCCCCACCAAGGCCTTTTTCAAGGATCTCGGTCACAATGGACTTGATAGAACATGGGACCAGGATCAGGGTCTGTTGAGTATAGAGGATGGCAACACAACGGTTCGGATCATGTCCTTGGTCGATACCTCGGTCCACCGATTGATTTCTTTTGCGAATCAAGGAGAGAAGGAATTATCGGTCCGATTCCGTTCACGACCGGGATTTGTGTCCCTATTGATTCAGCCAGTCATAGAGGAAGAGGATAAGAGCATGGAGTATCTGGGTGCGGAACAGAGGGATGGTTATTTTTTTCCTACCAAGAGGTTTTTTGAGCACCTGGTGGCACCCAATACGGAGGTTTCACAGGACGAGACGGGGATCGTAGAGTTGAATCCTGGTGGAAAGAGATTGAGAATGTTTTATCTGTTGGATGATGGTGGTATTGTCCCGCAACCGGCCGTCGATCTTGAGGAATCCCTTTTTCCGGAGAATCAAAAGATTACCATTCCCAAGTGGTCCGACTATATTCTGGGATCGCTCCTCGTGTCTCTGGCCGAAAAGGATCTGGAGTTCCTGCGCACACGATTCCAGAAACTGATCGCCATGTTTCTGACGACACAGGTGTTTGCCATGGGTAAAATGTCGGTCGACACTCACCAAATGGCATCGACGATCGAAGCAGGACTCTATGAAAAAAGCCAGACCACCCGAGATTATATGACCAACGTCTTTGAGATTCTTTTTCATCTGGATCCTCGCTATGGATTCCATCAGCAGCTTTCCAAAATGTACCACCATCGACTCTTGACACAGCTATATTCTCTTTCCCAGCTGAGCAGTCTTCCGACCCGCTTTGGATTCCCAGAGCTGATGGTGGTTCCCGAGGCAGAGCAGCATTTGTTCGAAAAGTGGAAGACCACTCATGCGTCCTCGTTCATGAAGGATCATTTACATGCCATGATCCGGATCCATTATCCATTTTTCCGTCTCCCTCTTACAGGAAACATGGTGATGATTCCACCCCCCCTAAAGCTCGTCAAAACGGTCCAACAAGTTCGACTGGATTTGCCCGACATAGAAAACGTATTCAATATACTTATTCTTCCCACAAAGGCTGCACCCGAATTTGTGTCTCTTTCGTCTCTGGCCACCGCATTGTTGAAGGACGAGGAATTTCTCTTGAGTGACGGCAGCCCCCTCGATCCTGAGTTGCTCTCCTCAGTCGCCTTGTCCTTTGATCTGGAACGCTGCCAGGCCGGGATGATCGCCTTATGGAATGATCCTTCGTCCTCGTCATCAACCAGTCTGATGGAAGTACTTCCTTCCGTACCAGAGACCGAGAACGATGGGGTCGTGACCTCCTCGTTACCTCGTTTTCGCGATCATGTGTATACCTTACTAGACTCTTTTCACTAAACTCTCCACCCAAAAATGATTTTCCTGTCTTGAAATTCCTTTCCTAAAAATGAAAAACTAATGTGTTTTATTTTTACTTTTACTTGACAGGAAAATATAATAGTATGGAATCAGATCAAGAAGACGACTTCCATATGACGTTGGTCGAAGAGGACGAAGAATGGAGATATGACGAGGACGAGGACGAGGACGACGAGGGTATCATGGACGAGGACGAGTGGAACCAGTATCAAGAACTGCGTCGTGAAGACATGGAAGAGAAAAAAAAACAGAGGAGGATGCTCTGGGAGCAGCAGCTCAAAGAAGAGGAAGAAGCGGAAAAGATCCGGAGTCAGATGCCCCAATGGATCGAACTAACAGGTCCCAAGGGCTATTTCAGCATAGATGAAATGCCTGATTCAGAGTGGGGCGCTCTTTTACGAAAAGAGGATCAAGACGACGACGAATCTGATCTTCTCCACATGGCCCAATGGATTCGTAAACGAACCACGGCATCCGCTCCACCTCCACCAGCATCAGTACCACCGCCACCGCCACCGCCACCACCACCACAAGTCCCTGCTCCACCGCTGGTACCGGTGACTCCGGTCTGGAATCAAAATACCAGCAAGTCGGGTCCGAAGATGGATCGTCGTTTGGCAATGGAATTTCCTTCCATCAAGGATTCGATGCTTCCGCCTAGTGAGAAGAAGACGGTGGAGGCGCCTTTACCTCACCGAACCCTACCGACGGCCTCTTATAGCTCGCGACATCATCAACATCAACCGTCGTCTTCCACTCCTCGGCACCATCACCACCGACCACCTCCAGTGTCTCTTCTTACTTCACAGGAGAATCCTCGTCCTCCTTTAAAGAGGCCGACCTCACTGCTCACTTCATCGACTCCATCTCTGACACCCATCGTCTCCACCGCCCCTCTTTCTTCGGGAAGAGGAGACAACAAGACCATGGACAACAGCAAACTCTGTAAATATTACCGAGATTGTCGTATGAACCGAGAAAAGCGCTGCTTCATGGTTCATTCACTGGCCGAATGGACACCTAGGGAATGCCGGTATCATCGATGTAAATCGGGTGTTCAGTGTCTCTACTATCACCCTTCTCTGATGCGCAAGGAAGATTACATGAAAGGTCTTTTTCTCCATCAGGATTCCGTGTATGCCAAGAACAAGTCCCTTTATGAAAAATACCTTGCCAAATAACCAAAAATAAAGAAGTCACTTAATAAAGAAGGAACATGAGAAATAAAATGGAAGTCCCTACCTCTTTTATTTCCGAGGTTCCAATGCCTGATACTATAGAAAAGTTGATCCAGCATGTGGACACATTAATTCAAAGAAAATCAGAGAAGGAGGAGGATTTTCTACCATTGATACCGGTGTTAGCGTTTCGATGTGAGAACGTTGAACGAACCTTTATGATATCAAATGTGGAGATTACACAGGAGTCGGACGAAGACGAGGAGGAACAGGAATACGGTCTCTATCTTTCGTATCACGTCCTTCATTGTAGTTATCATCATTCGATGGAACACGTCGTACGAGGTAAGAAGAATGCGACCGAGATCGTTCATGCTATTTTTCATTGTCTTTTTGATTACCATTTATGTCAGGAATGTTTTCAGCTGACCCGTCACCCAGAAAAACTATGTCACGAGTGTATACCGTACAAACTCCGTGATGAGTACGGCCGGCAGTTCCGGGGCCGGGAGTGTTCCGAGACATGTACGATTTGTTTGGAACCGGTGTACAGTTCCCGTCTGGCGTGTGGTCATTTTTTCCACAAGACATGTTTTGTACGACAGAACCCCCAACAATGGTATTCATCATCTGACGAATACTCCATGGAAATCCATTGTCCGCTTTGCCGTGCGGCCATTACCGATCAAGACAAGAATACGTTCTTCTTATCCCCCCTCTCTCTCTACTGATGGGTCGGAATCCATCCAAAGCATTCATACTGGGAAAATGCCTCATAGACATCACGAAATGAATTCTGAATAAAAAAGGATCCACATCCGTATTGTGTAGCCGCAATACCTTGATGAAGCTGGGTACATTCCGTCGGGGAAAACATGGACAACATGCCTTGAAGATCCAGAGAGTGGTATTCGAGACAGCGGAAATAACATCCAGGTAGAATGGTTACGAGTTTAGAAAATTCATGAGGTGGATTGCGTCGGTACCTTGAATAGAAACATCGCATCCATTCGAAAAACTTGAAACCAGTCGTACTCATGGTTTCATGATTGACCATATGAAAATGAAGATCACAGGTGTTGAATCGTTGAAGATAGATCTGAAAAAGACGGAGCCGGAGATCCAATGGGCACTGGATCTCGTAGACCAACAAGACGATGGTTTGAAATTCATAGTGGTTCCAATGTTCACGTCGTGCGGCGACTTCGAGATCATATCCACGATAACAAAGGAACGTGGGGATATATCGCAACGAGGTGGTGAGAGAACGATGACGATGAAGACATTGAGAAAGGGTCAGGAAATCAGGAGGCAAGTCCAATAGATGGTGAACCTCATGAAAAGGAAGAAAAGACAAGATCTCTGTCACAACGGGATTCGACATATAGTTATCCATCAAGACAACGACTCACCCGTTCTCATTTTATTGCTGCCGTTGATATCGGACGCGGGCCATACCGAGCATCAGATCTTGTATCTGGGGGGTATCGTGATAATCGACTTGAAGAGGGCTGGAGAGAAGAGTAAAGTCCCCTCCTCCAGATGGAACCACATGAACTTCAGGACCGTAGGGGTACTGGGCATAGAGGGGATTTTCCTGATACAGATAGGGTTGCTGAGGATCATAGGGGTTCAGGAGAACGGGTTGTTCCTGATTTTCATCCGGATCAGTCGATGAAAGGCCATCAATACCTTTTCCAGAACGGGGGCGTGTTCTCATGCAGTTACAGTTACAGGACGCGGACTCTGAAGAACCATCTGAGAAATCTTCTCGGACCGACATGGTCGCCGCGATGGAAGGAGCGGTATTGTGTTGATAGTTTTGAAGGGACAAGTACATGACTTTCTTTTTTGGATTATTTTTTTTTTTCTTCTTGTGGTGGTGAATGGATGGTTTCTTGATCCCAGGAGAGGAGGAGAGCCATCAACAACAATACATCGAGGATGACAAAGACGAGCAGCTGATAGGGTACCATCTTTTGAATCAGCCCACATCCCCCCTGTTTCTTGTGTCGGAGACAAAAAAAGGTCATGCCGTGTAGGACCATCTGAAGAAACACGAGGACAAAACAAAAGGAGAGAAAGGTACCTGATGATTTCTTTGTCATTTTATTTTTCATCAAGAGAAAGATAAAAATAAAATACGATGATTGAAATTTTTTCATGGAATAGATATAAAAAAGAAGAAACCATGTCCACTGATGATGGTCAAAAGAAGGAAACTATTTGGAGTAAAATTAAACATCGAATCGGATATTATTTCATCTTGCTATGGGTGACTCTTGGACTGGCCAGTTTTCAGGTGAGCGTTGCTTGTTTTGGTATACCGGGTTCTATTACCTTCAAGATTATGGGTGTGTTGATTGCGCTTTTGACGGGACCTTTTTACTGGGTTTATTTTATTCTGAACCCTCATTATTGTCGTATTCATAGTGTCAACATTATTGAGATTCCCAATCATGGTGGAAGTAACAGTGGAAAAGGAAAAGGAAAAGGAAAACGTAGTCGTGGTGGTGGTGGTGGTGGTGCTCGAAAAGAGCTTGTGTTGACGGTCTTGTCTCCACCGGTAGGAAAAAAAGCCAAGGTGGTTCTTTAAGGGTACATGGTGGTGCTGACATTCCAATCACCAAAGGGAGCACCCTGAGTCGTTCCGATGGACTTTTGAGAGGCGACGGTGGCATTGGCGATGAGCTGTTGACCCACGGCGGTGTTGGCGGGTGGCTGCCAGGCCACACCACTAAAGGTGTTGAGAGTACCGGCGTTATCCTGCATCTGAAGCTGGACCGTCTGACGACAATTTTCATTAAAGGCGCCACCCAGAACGGCGAGAGCGCCGGCGTTGAGATCGATGGCGGGGGTGACTGCGGGGCGGAACCAGGTTCCGGAGTTGGGGTCGGCGTCAGGAAGAACGGGCACGATGGGAAGATCACCACGAATAAAGTCGGCATTGCCATACTTGTAACTCTTGAGATTCGCCACCATGAAACGATCCATCACCAGGGGGACCTCGCTTCCATCCCCACTGGAGGTGGCCATGGTCTGAACGGGGAGACGGTTGGCGGTCTCGCTCCCATTGTCATCAAGGGTGGTGCGGTCCTTTTGGTACTGGGCGGAAGGGGAGTTCGTGGGATAATCAAAGGGCTCCTTGATGTTCTTGTTGGGTTCCACCATACGCGCTAGCGTCAAGGGATTGTTGGGGTCGGCCGCCAGGTGTTTCACATCGGGCATGTTGTAGTTAATGTAAGGACCATATCCAGTCGAGCTGAAGCGTGGAGACGTAGGGGATTGAAATGTCCCAGGCACGGTAAACGTGGGAGGTGCCAACTGCTGCTGGTTGTTCCCATACTGCGCCACTCCCTGACGGTGGTTGACCACCTCGGTACGAATGGCTCGAGGAACATTGACGTAGCCTTCCACACTCTTATTCTTATTGTTAGAGATCTGGTACACCAGAAAGATCAGGGAAAAGATCAAAAGTCCTCCCATGATGGGGGACGAGTTTTGGTTTCCGCTGGACATTGGATTTTCTTTTTTCTCTTTAGAAAAAAAAAAATTTCCTTCTTTTGTTTTTTCACGATACGTTTAAGTGGGTCGTGAATTATCTGCAATCTAAATAGTTATCCAATAAAGAGAAATGGGAATCAAGAATCTCCATCAATTTTTACGAAAGGCGTGTCCTTTAATCTATAATGAACAGCACATTTCGAAGCTTGCGTATCAAAAGGTAGCGATTGATACCTCGATTTACATGTGTAAATTCAAGACCACGTGTGGCAAGAATTGGTTGGACGGATTCTTACAACTCATTACGGTTCTGCGAGAGAATGAGATTCATCCGGTGTTTGTGTATGATACCAAGTTTCCACCGGAGAAGGAGCAAGAAAAAAAAAACAGGACCCTGGCTCGGTTGAAGACCAAGGAAAGGGTGGAGACGATTTTCAGGGACTGGGAATCGTACAAGGGGGGGTTTGAGGAAACACCGGCGGTGTTTACAGAGGATCGGATCCCGGTGGAGAGGGAAAACATGTCGGTCGATCTGTATGAGTATCTTCAAAAACACTACCCTCAGCGGACGGAACTATCTGTGGCAGAGGTCGACCGAGATATTGATCATTTATTGAACACATTATTGTCGATCCGGTCAGAAGATTTTGAGACAACGCGGACATTGTTGAATTTATTGGGAGTTCCGTGGATTCATGCGACGGGTGAAGCGGAGGCGACGTGTGCGGTCCTTTGTCGACGGGGAGTGGTATATGCGGTCTTATCGGAGGATACGGATGTCATGTGTTACAAGGCCCCACGATTCTGTCATCGTTTGAATGTGCTGGGACAGACGATTGTAATGATCGAGTACCAGGATGTGTTGACCCGACTGGAGTTTACAGAAGATCAGTTTCTTGATTTTTGCATCATGTGCGGCACCGACTACAATACGAACCTGGCAAAGATTGGACCGGAAAAGTCGTACCGCTTGTTGAAAAAATTTGGATCCTTGGAAATGATCCGAGAGCAGAATTCGAATCTGGACATGACGGACCTACCTTTTCTTCGAGTGCGCGAGATTTTCTTGGACGAACAATCCCTCGATCTCCCCGAGATTCCTTTTTGTGGATTGCCTCAACTCCAACCTCTCTTGGAATTTTGTTTTACTCACAATTGCCGCTTTGAATTACCACGCTTGGTCAAGGCGTTTTCTACCAATCCACACCTGCAGTTTGAGGACCAAGAGGAAAAGGAAAAATAAAAAAAAAAAAGAAAAAAAAAATCTATAGAGGATAATAAAAACAAAAATGTCGACAGTATTACCGACTTTTGGTTCTTATCAGACCAATCAATCGATCGCAACCCAGGGTGCCCAGGCCGTGAATCAATTCTCGTCTTGGTTCTCCAACACCCCCGGACAAACTGTCCAGCATATTTTTAATACTCTTGTTCTCCTTCGCAAGCTTACGCAGTGGACCATTACTCATAACGTCAGTGGAACCGTGACCAATACATCCTTCCCCGTTGACTGTACCGACAACTGTGCCACCTATCAGACATGGGCCCAATGGATGTTGGCGGTGGTCCTCAAGTGTATCAAGGCCTCCAAGACCAATTTCTACAACAATCCTACCTGGAGTTGTAATGCTCCTCCTTACCGTGGGTGGGCATCAGAGGGCTCCGTAAACACGTACAACACCGTCATCAACCCCTACCTGGATACCATCATCACCAGCTCCAATTCAACGGATATTGGACGCATCATTTACTACTACGTGTACGCGTTTGCTATTGAGCTGGCGAACCCTGATCTCCAAATCAACCGGTACACGTTCAAGTTTGTCACCAATGTGGCGGTCTCGGCGCCTAATTATGACAACACCTCCATTGTGACTCAGACCATGTCCGAGTGGTTCAACAATGCTGATGTCCAGACCGGTCTTCTTTCCTTTACGGAGGGCTTCCTGACCGTGGCAGATCCATCGTTTGCTCTCACGGGAACTCCCAATTCCCAGTATTCTATTGCTCCTTACATCACTCAGCTTCTCACCTCCTGTCCTACCTGTACCGTGGAAGTGGTGGACCGCACGCCCCTTTACTTTTTGATTGCGCCCCTCACCACAAGTTCTTCTGATGGGAACAGTATTACTCTCCTTTCTTATTCTATCCAGTACAGTATCGAATTGTTTTTGATCTTGTCCGGTCTCCTGTATAACATTATCATATCCATCGAGTCCGCCCTTACTCGTTCTCAGAATCTGACGGATTCTTATGGCACGCCGGTGTTCCAGGAGGCGGCCATGTTCATGACCGAAGCAGCCGGTGCATTCACTCTTCTCATTACCCTGATCAACGACTCGATTGTGTCTTCCAATGCGTCGCTTAGTGCGGTGTCCGCACCCAAGTACTGGCAGCTTCTCTCTTACACGACCCCCAGTCCCCGCATTGGCAGCTGTGATATCAACAGGATCCCCGGATCCATCATTCCCACCCTCCAGTTCTGTTATCACATGTGCGAGGTCATCTACACGCTCAGTGGTCCCGGATATATTCAATCGACCGACCCCATCGATTGGAAGACGTTGTACGTCTGCGACTTCCAGTGCGCCGTGGTCAAGGTTCACGGTTCGGGAGATATCGGAGCAAGCTGTACCTGCTCTTACCCTCCCATGACACCTGATATCACGATTGTCCAATCTCTTATCCAACAAACGATTGACTCCTTGGCCTCTCAGACCGATGTCCACTACGGACGCTGGAACCAGAACCTGAATGCTATTTAATGTCTTGGATCCTTCAACCGCGAGGAAGTAGAGTTTTTTTTTCCTTTCTAAAAAAAAACAATCGACTTATGAACCTTTTCTTCAAGACATTTTTTTATATACTCTCTTATGACGTGTGGTTTTATGGAACGCACCGGTTGATGCATCAGGCGCCCAAGGATTCGGTCCGATATTCCATTCATAAGATTCATCATGCCACAGCCTATTCCCATCTTTCTTTCCAGGACACCCATGTTGCGCATTCTCTAGAAAACTTGATCACGATGGTAGGATATGTATGGCCATTAGTGATGGGAATGGAATGGGACTTGACCTCTTATCTTCTGGCATTTGTTATGGTGAGTTTTCGAGGTTATATGAAGCATGATCCTCGTTGTACATGGGTGGTGGGACATCATCACTTGGATCATCATCGGTTTACTAATGGAAACTATGGAGAGTTTTGGATCGATTATCTACTCGGTACCGTGGTCAGTGCCTGATAAAGATGAAACATCGGAAGAACTCTGAAATCCGTGGGAAGCGTTTGGACGAAATGGAGTTCATGAGCGTGAGGGACGCCCAACCATTGAATGAAATGACCCACCCGCTTTCCATCAATGGGCATGTTGGTGTTTTCAATGCAAAACGATGGAGAGGCAAGGATTTCCAGGGCTCGTTTCTTGCTCTTGGGCGGAACCATTGTCATGATACTTTCCATAGAAACGAGGGGGTCTGAAGAAGACGAAAGCCAGAGCCATTCAAAGCGGGGAGCTAGGAATTTGAGGGCTATGATTTCTTGCATGGGGCGTTCTATCTTTCGTCGCACGATAATGTCCATCTCTTCCTTGTTCAGAACGTCTTCCAACACCATGGAAGAAGAAAGCCAATTTTTCTTATCCACGATACGCGTCACCACATGCCATGTCTCCTTTTCCGTTTTTTCTTTTTCTTTCTTCCTATCCTCCTCATCATCGCCAAGAACAATCGACACCGATCGTCCTGGTGGAATACAATGCCGATCGTGATCCATAATGACACCCCACATACGTTCAATGACAAAACCCTCCAGGGGATTGACGTGATACGAAAGAAACGAACGCAGCCGTCCATAAAATTCACGTGGATGTTGGTGAACGGTGGCGCGAGACACCATGAACTGAGCACCCCCTCCAAACAGAATTCCGTGGACTCCCACCATTTCTTTTTTAAACAGGCTCATGTACAAGTAAGGAAGAATATGCTTCATATCCGTATGATGTGGTAAACACTCGAGATCACATACCACCTTAGATTCTGATAACCATAGGAATCCTTCTTGTTTCGGTAGGAGCTTGTCGATTTGTCGTAAACGGTCCTGAAGATGAGGAGAATGTTCCCATGGATTTCCCTGAAGAAAGAGGGTCCATTCCGAGAGATCGTGATAATTCTCGTAGAGATGATGCGCAAACGTATGCCCTTCTCGTCCAACATTCGGAAGTGATTCATACTTTACATCACGCGGTAAGACCATAGATTCACCCTTGTTATAAATCACCACATGGGATCCATAAATCCAGGTCCATTGAACATCCTCTTGGTATCGAGCGACCACCATGGTGACACTGTCCGGAAAAGGAATCAATACCATAGACGGATCCCGATCGATCCATTTTTGCTTGTTGAGTATCTTTGGAGCTTCTTTTTTTTTGTTGACCACGGGAACACGAACAGAGGTAAACAAAGGATGTTGTAAAAAAGGAGGGGGGGGCATTGGCTCTTCTATCTATGTCTGATAAATTTTTTTCATGAAAATATATTCTTCCATGTGAATAGATAGTAGACTCTCATGACTACATTGTGTGATGTTGCCTTGGTTCCTTTTTATTGTGGAAACATGTTGACAGACCAAGGTCATTCACGAAAAATCAATCGTCTCCTCTACTTGGAAATCACGCTTCAACACCTTCTCCCACAAGTCAAGAAAAAAATTTTGGTGGGAGTCGCGGATGATGAAGATTATCTTCGTGTTCAAAAACGGTATCCTCGTCATGACAAGATCCATATTCAAAGAATCTCCTGTCCCATGAACAATCCTCATCTTTTACCACTAGAACTATGTCGTACCGTTCAACACGATCCCGACCTGCTCGAGGAGGAAGACGTCGTGTTCTTTAATGAAGCCGACCAGGTCTTGCTGCTACCCTTATCTGAACGAGTTTTTGATATTTTGAAGGAGGTACCGAATGGAGTCGTCTTTCCTCATCGAGTGGAACGATTCTTTGACGAGGATACCGAGAAGAAGAAATCAATGATGGATCGCTTCTGGATTGAAAAGGAAGGAGCCTTGTATTATCTATCCAATTCATTCCCCATGTCTTCTTCTTCATCGTCTCCGGCTGGCTTTTACAAGGAAAATAATCCTCACCGATGCTACTCGGCCTCTCATCTATGCAAGGGTCGCACCTTTCGCCAGGTGGATTTCAGAGTCCTGTGGGACTTACCGTTGGAGTCGGCGAGTTTCTCGGTCCAACAAACACCAGGAATCCTTTCCTTTCAAACCTGTCAGTGGGAAGACTGTGCGATCCTTCATGTGGGCGGTCTAGAACATAACGCTCGGTCCATGCACCAAGAACTTTCGGCTCAAGAAATCATCCACAAACAACCCGGTTTTGGCTTGATCGGTTCCATCTCCTCAATACCATCAGTATCGGAATCGATACCATTGGTATCCGAAAACATTCCTGTGGGCGCTCTAGAAGATAACGCCCGGTCCATATCGGTATTCGAAAAACATCCAACGGTTCGTTTGAAAGATATGAGAAGACAAACGATTATGATTGGAATTCGTTCTGATCGTCTACGACGACAATATGATCACAGACGTTCCTAACGTGTGTTGATTTTTTTTTACCAGGTAAAAAAAAAAATAATGCTATTCAACAAAAATGGAAAAACTTGAAAAACTAGATGTGAATCTGACCCAATGGATTCATACTTCCATTGGAAAGAATAAGAATCCCATAATCTCCAAAATGCCCTACTACCTCGGACTCTATCCTTACGAGCTCTATGTCCTTCCTGGGATGTTTGTCGCCATCATCACGATGCTCATCTATCAATCCTTCCATCCCGTTCAGTTCCATCTCTTGCCGCATTGGTTTGCCTTTAGCATGGCCTACTACATCAAGACCGAAATCTCTCGGAAACGACCGGGGTGTGCGCATAAGGAAATGCGGACACTGATCAGCTCCAATCACTGTAAAGGATCCACGGCCTATAAGAGCTTCCCCTCCGGTCATACCCTCATCGCCTTTTCTCTCGCCACCTGTCTCCAGATGTACCTGGACGATCCTACCTACACCGACGATGAAAAAGTCTTTCTCGGGATCCAGTTTGGCAAATACCGAAGACCCACCATTTTCATTGGTTACCTGGTGGCCATTATGATCTCATTACATCGTATCTCGTATGGCTACCACTACGTGAGCGACGTACTTGTGGGCGCCCTCTTTGGATGGATGATTGGCTTTACCTCCTACACCATCTGTAACACCGCCCGCAATATCTATCTCGTCAAGGACCTGAAGAAAAAACAGTGGCTGATTATCCGGGTGATTTTGAGCATGCTGGCCCTTTTCGCCATTATCCATTTTTTCTTGTACAAGTTCCAACATCTCAGTGCCATCAAGCATTAAGCAATACCTTTATTTATGATGGGAATAGATGGGTTCAGAATAAAAGTTGAGGTAGGCCTGCTGGAATCTGGGATAGGTGTGAACAAGCTTCTGGGAAACGGCAAACGCCACCGCACCCAAACCAATTCCGACCACGACGCCTGCCATTACCTGTACCTTGGTATGACACTTGAGCTGGACACGAGCCACCGGAGTCAGGATGACCAACACCGTGAAAAGGACCATCAGTACCCAAGATCGTAGGTTCAACTTCCTCTTTTGATTCTTCACGTTGATCATGTTGAGCAAATGAAGAGTAAAATAAAGGTACTGGCATGTGGTATGTCCAGAAGGAAACCCGGGTTTTCCAAGCGACTTGTCCGCCCCCCATTCTCTTGTTTCAATGGATCCTAAAGAAGACAAATTTTTTGGACCCGCTTTACCTCCTTTGTTTAATGCATCACAATCAAACGCCTCCAATGGACGAATATTTAAGACGGTTACTAATTCAGGCATCGTCTGGTAGCCTCTAGTCAACCCATATTTGATAACTTTTTCTACTCCTTGTTTCACAAGGTAGCAACAAAGGAAGTAGATCTTGTAACCGTCGCCATCCACCACTCCTGATGCAAAGTAGATGATAAACATGAATTCAAAAAGACTGATGACCTCCCACAGATATCTCTTCCTTGTTGGTTGAACTGAAGGGTACGATCCATTCATTTGAGAGACGGATTGTAGGTTGGCTGATGATGGGTTTTCATCATCATCATCATCATAATTAAGAAACCTTGAAGTTACTATTCCTCCATTGGGCAATGTGTGTTTGAAAGGTTCTCCCATGGACGATTGTTTTTTTTTTTTACTATATAAAAAAAAAATATATCTTACTTTCGTGCGAGGGATATGGCGTTTTGGATCTTGAGCTCGAATTCTCTCAAGGGTAGTGTCTTTTGTTCGGAGGAAAAAAGGATCGGCACTCCTCGTTGACGGAGGTACAGGGTGAGAAAAAGTCGGGTGCTCCGACCGTTCCCGTCTTCCAGGGGATGGATCCATTCCAGGAGCCAATGGTACCATTGGTACAACCGCGTCGAGGTTGCGATCGGTTCCGTGTCTTGGAACAAGAGGTCCAGGGCGGGTGGAATGTCTTGTGGAGGCAGGAAGAGGCGGTATGCATTTCCAGGAAGTGTGCCTACCACGGCCATGGTTCGTAAAGGCATGATATCTACACCCAAGACGGTTTTGACGACGGACTCCCATAAACTACGAGGAGAAGAGCTGTTGAAAAGAGAGTCGGGCGAGACATGGCGGATCTCTTCCACGAGATGATGATTTCCGAGAATATCAAACAAATCTCGAGATGTGAGAGGTGGCAAGGGGGAAAGACCCAGTGGCAGTAACGAAGAGTCGGAAGAAAAGAACGTGTTCCCTTGGACCATTTGTTGAAACAAGAACGAAGAAGACGGAGGAAGAGGAGGTGGAAGAAGAGGCTGGAGAGAGAGTAACAGACGGTACATTTCTGACGCGAGAGGAGTGACAGGCATATGACAATCCAAAAGGGTGCGGAAAATGAGCAACGTCTCTGGGGAAAGTTGGGCAAGAAAAGGAGACAGCATGCGGAGCGGACGAACAAACTGATAAGACCGAGGATCGCGGAGTTTTTCCAATAGCTCCTCCACTTCTTGTCTCAGGTAGGCGCATTCCCGCATCTTGATGGTGAACAGATCCGGGAACGACTGAAAACTCTCCAGAAACCGCTGGTCCATGAAAAGATTGATGTGATCCCAAAAGAGCTGGACGCGACTCCGATTCAACCTCTCTGTCGACCACAAGAAAAAATATCCGAGAAAGGTGAATCCGTTGTAGAATGGGAGGGTGACCAGATACCGTATACCGTGGTCTTTACAGAGAGGGCCGGGAAAGAAGAGATGCGGTGGCATCTTATCACACTGATCCATAAAATGTGGTTTGTCACGCAACACATTCCCACCCATGTGGCGATCGAGGACGAAGTGAGACGTGGCGTTGTGAAACGCAAAGTGTTTGGTTTCTGATGAAATCACATAGGTCGAACAGCAATAGAGATGGGAGTTGGTCGGTACACTGTGAAAGAGCTGAAACACAATATCCGTGTCTTTCCATAGAAGGGGGGCATGGGACATGAGGGTGGTGAGTCGAACAAAAAATTCTTGACGTTCTCCAATGACAGATTGATGAGAATCCACCGGAGAATAAAAGTAGGCACCGTGTTTTCGCAGCAGATGGGTTATTTTGTCGTAACCCAACCGCACCGACTCGTTCAGAGGCGTGAGAGACCACAGATTGGTTTCCTGAGAACTCATACCTTTTCCTAGAAAGAAATCCGCCATGAGCACATGATTATTGAGCACGGCATAATGAAGCAAGGAATTTCCAAACCGATCTCGTAAACGACCCCACCCAGAGTGTGCCTCAAAAAACGCCTGTCGCGCTGCGGGTAGTTCAAAGCCACAAAGCAATTCATAGATTTCATGGGTAAGAACCGGTGTCCCTCCGCGTCTCATGTCTTCCAACAACGTGACGAATCGACCCCATCTTGTCGATTCCTGTCCATACCACGTCGAAATCTCTTGATCCGTTAGCTGTGAAAATACCAGCGGATCCAATTGAAGTAGCCGGACAAAAAGTCCGAGATGGTCCTTGTTTTGACATTCGCTCTGATACCGTTTCCGAATCTCCGGTAACGCGATGACCCCTTCTTCCCGACCTATCATGGCTTCCAACAACGGCAAAGGAATGTTAAGCGTAGAAAGATTCACCTCGGACGGAAAATACCGAAACAAAAGAACGACGAGCTCATGATCCCATGCCACGGAAGGAATTCGACTCAGAAGAGAATGAACCACACCCGTCTGTCCCTTTTTCAATCCCTCCCGCAAAAGATCCCTCAAAATCCCCGTCTCAAAAAACGACGACCGGTCGTCCAGTTTACTCATCGACTTGGACTGAAGTCGTCGTGGGACTACCATCCCTTTCCTTTTGTCTTGCTCTTATCCCGACATTCTCTTAAACTAAACTAGGAGAAGAGAAAGACGAGAGAAAAAAATGTTTTTCTTGATTTATTTTTTTAACATTACTGTTCTTTGGAAAAGAAGGGTTGAAGGGCCGATCGGCAGAGTTCTCCTTTGGGAGTCAGAGTGCCGGTTTCGAGGGAAAGGAGCTGAAGAGATCGAGGTCGACATTGGATGGTTTCCCCTTGAAACATGACGGGACGTCTCAAGGGGGAGGAGGAGGAAGAAGAGTGGAGAGGATGGAAAAGAAGGGCGCGGAGTTGACCGGTCTCGGAATCTTGCCAGGCACAGGCATGAGGGATCGAGAAATGATCACGCAGAAAAGATTCGGCTTTTTCGAGATCTAGAAACCGACCATTGGGGAGTTTAATCCGATTGCCCAGACGTCCATAAACCGTCAGATGCCGATTCTCAGAGTTGAGGGCTCCACGATCTCCCGTGGCATGCCAGTTATCCATCGATGACAAGGAAGGCTCGCCCAGATAGCCCAGGAAACGGTTTTTTCCCCGAACCTTGATTTCTTGCGTTATGTTATCGATCTTCACATCGATACCGGGCAAGAGAGGCAAGGCCTCGCCGGAGTGAGAAACCGAATTCTGTAGAGCGATCATAGGGGACATTTCCGTACATCCGTACCCTTCATAAATGGGAATATGAAGTCGTTCTTTAAAGTAGGACCGTGTGGTGGGAGAAAGGCGTGCGCCGCCGCACATGAGATAGCGGAGATTGGATCCCCAACACAATCGACGAGGGATCCAAGGCAAATAGTCTCCACCGCGTTCCCGGATCATTTCCAGGATCCTGGGGACCACAAAGAGGATGGACGGCTCCTGTTGACGAATGGTGTGCCACAGTCGTCGTGGATCCAACCGAGGAGATGAAGGATGGATCAGAGACATGGACGCGCCACGATCCAGCACGGAAAAACATTCTCCCATGAGGCCATAACAATGGGTCCATGGAAGAAAAGGAACCGTTCGATCCCATTCATTCAAGAAATGGTGTGGCATATGCTGATCCAGCATCTGAGTATGATGAAGAAGATTATCGTGAGATAGACGCACCCCTTTGGGCAACGGGGAAGACGTCCCGGAGGTGAACAGAACCAGAGCCTCTCTCTCCGGATTGTTCTCCACCGCGGGCGTTTCTCGGATCATGCGTAGACAATGCTCCCGAGCGGGCGCCGGCATGGTTGGTGACACCAGACATGGAATGGCTTGGAGTGACCACATCGCTCCCAATCGCGCCAAGAAATGTGGCCCGTTCTCCTCACTCAATGCCATTCTCTTACCCGGTCTTCCATCATGGTAGATCCGCAACTCTTTCGTATACTTGTTCATGAGCTCCCCCAGATCTCGATACAAAAAAGACCTTCCAAATAATGGTCGGTCCGCATGTCGCTCCACGGCATAGGTTAACCACCGATGCATCCAATCAATCCTAGTTGTTTTTCTTCTCACCTTCCTCTATTTTTTTAAATCAATCAATCACATGTCCGTTTGAGTTGGTGGAGTTTACATGTAGATTGTTGTTGTAAGCCTTGGATAGGTTTTATCTCAAAAACGGTCAAATGAACATTACTTTGAGAAAGGATTTTAAGACTATTTTTATCCAATTGACAGAGTGCTTGAAAGATGAAACCCTTTTTGTCGTACCAACAAGACAATTCTAATTGGTGTTCATTAAAAATGCCACCGCTGATAAAACAAAGGCGTAGCTCGAAAGAGCGTTTTTGTTGTGTACGAAAATCACGCCTCGCCTTCTCCACTCCGTTGACAAATTCATTAAAAACATCCTTGTAGGTGGCTATGATCAATTTTCTGAAATTGACTATATTCGAAACATCTACCCCATTATTGTTCAGGCTGGATTGATCGTAACTATCAGGACCAAAGGCATGAATCACTGAAAACCCTTTATACACTTGTGTAACAGTTCTTTGCTTGGAAAGGTCTAATGGTAAACTTTTTGTATCATTATTGATTTTTAAAAATTGATAGATTACCTTCGAAAGACCATCTGCGCCATCCAGGGAGTGAGTACCATTCCAAAATTTCACTCCAGCAGGATCAACAAAGTAAACATGACGACTTGTGTTATGGTCACCCACAATTGTTTTTCTTTTAATATTAATCTTGTTATAAACTTTTGTAGCGTATTCTCATTGTATTGTTGTTTCTGGTTTTTCTCCTTGTATTGTTATTGTTGGTGCTGGTTTTTCCATAAACTTACTTCCTAAAATACTTATAAACAAATTGCCAGGATGTTTCAAATCTTTTAAAGTGGGTCCCGTGTTTGGTTTTTGCTTAGTGGTAACAGTACTCATATTAACATGATGCCTCTTGGTTTCCTCTTTCAAAATTTGATCGATTTGCCTCTTGGTTTCCTTCTTTTTCAAAATTTGATCGATTTGCCTTTTCGACAATCCACCCAAAAGTGAATGAAAGATCCATCGCTCAATCCAACTTGGACTACCCACTTTATTTTGAATGTACTCTGTTTTACGATTTGACAATTGTTGTCGTTGTGATGAATTTCCCTTTACTCGTCGTTGTCGGTCGATACCACCCCAAATACGCCATATTTCCAATAATTCTTGTTTCCATTTCTCCTCGTCTTCTGACGTTGACATTGATTTTGATTTTTTTTATTAGTAGTAAAAAAAAAAAAAATCTACATGGGAAGAGTTTGGATATTGGTCCAAAAGTAGCCTTGAGGACAAATACTTTCCTTGTAAAAATAAATGTTTAGGACTTGTTTCTGATGAAGTTCAGAAAGATAGGAATCAATCTGTTTATACATCTTGCCGTTTTGGTAGGTCTGGTAATGATCCTTGATTTTGAGGATTCCTTTACGGGTGATAAGATAGCAATTCATGAGGTAGAAATTTCCGGTAGGCTCTAACTGAAAGAATTCGTTATTGTTGACGTTGGTTGGTTGGTTGACAATGTGGTTGAGATTACACATGTCGGCATCCTTGGGAAGTTTCAGGACAATATCACGAAATCGACTCATGAATTCAGGCGTGGGACGAGAATCATCCTCGAGAACAAGAAGGACAGAAGATGAATCCTCCAGTGACAGAGGGGATAAGAGATAATTGTCCCAGCATTTGAAATGAGAAAGAAAGCATCCCACGGCCCCCGGTGTCAATTGATGGTGTTCGAGTCGTCGTTTCCTTTTTATATTGACTTCGAGCTCTTGAAAAACGGTAGGATCGATTTGGTCCTTGTACCGTCGCCATTGATCGTTTCGGGTGTCTACGGCATCGACAAATTGGATCGGATAGGGAAAATCCTTGAAATATTCCTGTATCGATTGTTTACGCAGATCGTCAGAAGGCAGGTTGATACAATGGACCTCGACGTGGATCTTTTTATGAGATCGTACCCAGTGTCTTCTCAGCAAGAAAAAGATCATCAGAAAGAAGATGAATAGCAATAATAAGACCACTAGGTTCCATGACATCATTTCTTTCTTTTTCTAAATCCTTGAAAAAAAAAACAACTTTATTTTATTGTTCCATCACGTGTCTTATAGTATTCGCGTAGCCAGTTCTGTAGACGTTGATTCGAAACCGGTGGAAGAGTAAGTTGGTACAGCCCATCTGGAAGGAGATGGAGATGTTGTTGTGGATCAAAGCCAATCTCGGAAAGAATTTGATGTCGTAAATGATACTGACGATTGGCATACGATCCGTGATACTGATGATAAATACGGGTGGATAAGGATCCGATGGAAAGATTCGGAGGAAACCGGTCAAGGTATCGCCTTGTGTTGGCTCGGAAGGAGGACAAATAGTAGTAGTCATGGGGTCGAGGCGAAGGTTGGACAAAGAAGAGACCGTCACAAAACACTCGATCGGCGCCTCCCAAGATGCATTGGTCATAAAAGCGAAGAGAGACCAAGAGGTCTCGACGCATAGCCCATGCATATCCGGGTGTCACCGGCAGTTTTTGAACGATCTCAGGATGAAGGAATCGAAAGGTCTCACTGAACATTCGATTGTCTTCTCCCCATCCCATGGGTAGCTTTTCGACACGGATAGGGTCCGACAGGTAGTCCTCGATAGGGTGAGGGCCACAGCGCACCACCTCGCGAAAAAGCTGAACGACGTGGTGGGTCCTCATTTCCTCCCGTAATTCTTGAATCCAATCGTCCTTCTCAAAAAGGATATCATGATCGATCCATCCAACAATCGCGCACTCGTCGGGAAGCTTGTCCAGAAGCAGATTGAGGAGGTTTTCCTTGACCCATAACGAGGTGGAGGACACGATGGAAAAATAGCGGTCACACAGATGAGGATCTACCTCGGAAGATTGACCGGGATGAAGAAGTTCCATGGTGTAGAGGATACCACCCTGATTTCGTATCCGGGTGGCAAAGTGTACGAAATTTTGATGGTAATAGGGGTTTCCGCTAAAGTTAAAATAGGTGGTAAGAAGGACGACGTGATGTTTCTGGGACAAGAGGGAATGAACGAGAGGGCGCTTATCCTCGAGGCCGAGTTCTTGCGCGGTCGGGAGAAGATCCAGGAGTTTCTGGGCGTGGGGCAGAAAGGCTTTGCCGTGAAGCAACCGGCATAGGGTCAGTGCGCGATTGAATTCATTATAGAATTTATAAATAGGGGAAGGAGGGTAATGTTTGGCATTGGCAAGCATGGGGAACGAAAAAAGAGGAACGGTCCGAATTGTGAATTGATGGACCATGGACGTATAGAACCGAGAGGCAAAGACGTTACGGACGCCTTGATAGGTCACCATACAGCATTGTTCACGGATCAAGAGGGTGAGGAGGAACGCGAGATCATCAAAGTTTCGCGGGTACATGTCTTCATTGTATCCATGGCGGACATAGAATTCACGAGAACACGCAATGCGTCCACAGCTATTGTTCAACCATCCGGTGAACTGATGAAAAACGCATCGGTCCCCAAAGGTTTCAAAGACTTCCAAGATCCGCATTCCTCCTTGCTTTCCCGTAAAACAGTCCGCATCCAGACTGACATACACGTCTTCGGTGAGATAGGGTCGAAAGGCGTTCTTGGCCTTGGACATGTGCCAGACCTTCATTCGTGGTTTGGAATAGTAGCGGAGGTACCCTTCCGTTAGTTCCGTTTGAAAATTCTTCTCAAGATAGTTCACCACCTCCTTCTCCTTGGACTCGAAATCAATAATCATAAAATGCACCCGATCACGATCCATCCGATTCTCCTTCAGATTCGACGGAAGCGTCGCCTGAAGATCCTCGATCCGATCCATGATAGGGATGCAAAAACACAAGCTGGAGACCATTTATTTTTACCTACTTGTAACAAGTATTTTTTTTTTTCATCCACCATCTAACAAGAAATAGGGTCAAGAAGGAAATGAGAGTCGTGGTGGTGCTTTCGAATGAAAAGGATCATCATAGGGCAGAAAAGACCTTGGAAGGGATTCGGACGATCGGAGGGTGGACCGAGACTCTGGTATGGATTGCGCTGGATTTTGAACCTGAGGAGAAGTTTGTCCGACGATGGAATCTGCGTGTCCTTCCCCGGTCGCGAATCGACATGTCGTGGCTGTGGGAGATCCGTCAGCGTCATCCCTTCAAGACATGTGACGACCGCGAGACCCAAAAGCTGATCCAGTTCTCTAAATGGCGTGTGTTTGACCCCTATTTTAAGCAATGGGAGTCTCTCTTATACATTGATTCGGGGATGCGGATCGTTCATCCGATTGCCCCGTTGTTTGACATGGATCACAAGGATCGATTCCTGGCTCCGGATGACCGGTATCCATACGACGATCCGAAAAAGACATTTGATATTCAATGGGATGCCGAGGGGATGCCCGAGGTGTACCATGACCTGGTCTTTTTTACTCACAGGCTTCGACCTGACTGGTTACAGAAAGAAGGATATTTTCTTAATTGTGTCTGGCTCATGGACACGGCGCTCATCAAGAAGGATACGCAGGACGAGCTGATGCGTCTGGCGATGCGTTTTCCCATTTCCAAGACGAATGAGATGGCGATTATGAACTTGTACTTTCACGATTCATGGAAGGATTTTCCCAAAGAGACTTCCAGTGGAAAGATTTCTTTTGATTGGAGTGAACGCGGACACCATCCCACGACCGATTACATACTGTTAAAGTACCCCATTCGATCATGAATCAAGACTGGAACTGGAAAAGGTTGATCAAATCTAGAAACAGGTTCACCGCGTGAAGGACCGGATTGGTTTCTTGAGGGGCGAGGAGGATGGTTTGTGTATCGAAAACGAGGTAGACGCTAAACAGAATGATCCCCAAAAGGCAAAGAAGTCGGTAGAAACCGGGGATGTGAACACCACATAGAACAAGGATCCATTGCAGAAGGAGTCCCAGGAGGAGGGCGAGAAGGGAAATCCACAGGATCTGTTTCCATGGGGGTGTACGGAACCAGAAGAGCTGATGAGAGGAGAGGTAGAATCCAAGGAGGGACATGACGAGGAAGATGCAGGCGGTGCTGGCCAGGGCCGTGATAACCGTGGCGCGGCCATCACGGAGTACGGAGGGCGCGACCATGAGACCGGTGAGGATGGAAAAGAGGGTAAAGAAAAGAAAGCTGAGAAGGATACTTTGTCGATTGGCCATGATCAAAAACAGACACAGCAATTGGAGTAAAAAGAAGATCCAAATCATCCTTCCATTGCGTTGTGGCTTCTTCTTGTTGTGTCGTTGTTGATGATACCAAACGAGGACAACCAGCACGACGATAAGAAGCTGAGACCAGAGCACGAGCATGGTCTTTCCATAAAGATTCAAGGCGAGCATTGTTTTTTCTTGGTGAGAAAAAACAACAATGAAAAAAATATAGTTCTCATCAAAAGTCTTTGTCGTCGAGATTGAGGACATCAAACTGGAATCCGTTCTTGCCGACGTGGGAGTATTCCGAGACGCGCTGTTCAAAGAAATTGGTCTTGCCGTCCAGCGAGATCTTTTCCATAAAAGGGAAAGGGTTGGACTCATGGTAGATCTTGGGAAGGTGGAATTGCTGAAGGAGACGATCGGCGACGCACCGGATGTAGCGGCTCATGAGAACATGGTTCATGCCGATGAGTTTGACGGGAAGACTTTCACAGATAAACTCGGTCTCAATCTCCACGGCCTCGCGCATCATCTCCATGGCCTCGACGGGATCGAGCTTTTCCCCCAGAGTATGATAGAGCAGGATCGCAAACTGCGTATGAAGGCCTTCATCACGGGCGATCCATTCATTGGACTTGCCGAGAGAATTCACCATAAGACCACGTTCCTTGAGCCAAAAGATGGCACAAAAGCTGCCGCTGAAAAAAAGTCCTTCCACAATGGCAAACGCAAAAAGACGGACCCCAAAAGGACGCGTGCTCTGTATCCATTTGAGAGACCAATGAGCCTTTTTCTGAACACAGGGGATCTCGTGAATGGCCTCAAACAGCTTGGTTTTTTTCTTGGGATCGGTCACATAAGTCTCAATCATGAGTGAGTACACCTCGGCGTGAATGTTCTCGATCATGGCCTGGAACGCGTAGAAACATCGAGCTTCGGGGATGGTCACTTCGGCACAAAAATTGGTGACGAGATTCTCCAACACGATGCCGTCACTTCCGGCAAAAAAGGCGAGCACATTCTCGATAAAATACCTCTCATTGTCTGACAACTTGTTCCAATCGGCTCGATCCGCCATGAAATCAATGTCCTCCGCCACCCAAAAGGCCTGTTTGTGTCTTCGGTAGGCCTCCCATAGCTCCTCGTACCGAATGGGATATAGACAATAGCGCGTCACGTCCGCCTCGCCACCCAAATTGTCCGCCTTGTAGATTTCCGTCATTTCGCTTGTTTAGTCTTGTCCGTTTCTTTTTTTTTCTCCTTCCATCCTTTTTATTTTGGTTTAACGTCTTCAACGCAAAGAATGAAAAAAGCGGGTCCACCAGGGTTTAGGGTTTTTGGGAAGTGGTCGTGGTTTCGGAAGACGTCGTTGCTGTTGTTGGATTACTTTCTGGTACATTCTTGTGGTTTGTGTTTGTGAAATCAACGTCGACAGAGTCTGCATGCTATGGCGAATCATGGAGGGAATTTCTTCCCTGTCCTCAGTCTCGGGATTTTGTAACCGGATAAGGTCGGCTTCTATTTTGATCATCAAATCCATCACTATTATTGAGTTCAAACGGATGATTTCAAGTAAATTAGGAATACTAATATCTGCAGAGAAACGTACGAACCGTTCATAAAAGTTGGCAAAAGGAGTGAGATCGATTTGTCGTGTTAAAGAAACGCCGGTTCCTTTATCTGAACCTAGCATGGCTTCTTTTACTACCTGGAGCAGTTCTAGTTTATGTTGTGTCGAAATGTCGGTATCACGATGAGTTTCAGAAAGGGTTTTGATCTTGGTTAAAGGATCAAGAACGGTAACCTTGAACGTGGCCCAGCGTTTGATTCTTTCCGAAAAATTGGTTGGAGACTGGAATACCTTGTTACGACGTGTGACTTCTAACCACCCTCCTCCTGGTGTTTCTGGTTTTCGTTTATGACGAATCACCTTTGCAGTTTGAGATAGAAAATTTCCCTTCCATGGTCCTTGTTGTTGATAAAGTCTGATATGACTTTTATTATAAGTCGTGGGAATGGTCTTCATCTGCATCAATGTTTGTCTTGTTTTTGTTTGTAGATCTTTTTGTGAATTTATCCCATTTCTACCTACTGTGACTGAGAAAAACACATTTTCTGGAATGCTGGAACGTTGACGGTCAAGCATGGATATCGGATTGGTTTTATCTACCAAGAGAGGAACCGAGATCCATGTTTTGGTTCTCTTATCATAAACGTCAGTCGTGCTAGGATACAATTCAAAAACTGCTTGAGATAACAAATTGTTCGTGATTTGTTGAATCCGTTGTTCTATCTTTTCTGAAGTGGCGTTAAAATGAACGGCTAGTTCGTTATTGATTTCTTGGATTTGTTGGATTGGTGTAGATTGTCCATCCTGTCGTTTCATCCTTCGTATCTTGTGTCTTTCTTTTTAGTAAAAACAAACAAAATTTTTCGTTAAGAGGATCTGTTCCCTATAGAGAAGAAGAAATTACAATGGAAGAAGAATCCTTTCCGGACGTGACGTTAGTGACGGCGTGTTTTTGTTTTCATCCGATCCATGAGGGGGCGCGTCCGCTTCATGAGACCCTCTCGTCCGCCGAAGATTTACTGCGTCTGCCTGTGTATTTAGTGGTGTATGGAGATGCCGATACCGTGCCTCTTTTGCGGGCGAGGCGGGAGGCACACGGACATGGTGGTGCGGATCGGACGCGGTTCGTGGAGTGTAGACATGACCAGATCGATTCCTTCCAATACCTGGAACGAGTGCGCAAGAATCGGACGGAATACTGGCCGACACGAGATGAGAGGACGAGTGCGGAGACGCATTTAGTGACATGTAACAAGTTTGATTTTGTGCTGCGGGTTATGAACGAGGATCCATTTCATACGACATCGTATGCCTGGATTGATGCGTTTGTCCATCCGAAGATGAACAAGATTTGTACAGACTATTCTCCTTCACTTTTTATGAACCTGCTGCGGCAGATCCGTCCGGACAAGTTCCATCTCCAGATTATGAATGTATGTGACAAGAAATACATTCAACCGCAATGGAAGAGAGAATATTATCAGCAATATCGGTATGTGGTCTGTGGGTGTCTGTTTGCCTGTGGTGTGAGAGTCGGTCGACCGATTCTGGAACGGTTAAAGGCGATTGTGAAGGAGACGGTGGAAGGTGGGTGGGGTCATGGAGAAGAAATGTGTTATCTGGAGATCTTGGAGGAATTCTCGGACGATCTGCAACGTAGCTATGGGGATTACCAGCAGATTGTGAATAACTTTCATGGACTCCGAAGGAACTTGGGCTATGTAGTCCACCTCATTCTTCGAAAGTATGTGGCTTATGGATACCACCGCGAAGCCCACGAATGTGCCAAACACCTCCTTCACTCCATCGAGAGCGGACAGGTTCAGGAACCCGTTTCACCCCATGTCTACCTGGAGATTTTGTTTACCTGCTACCTTTCGGCCTATAAGTCTCAACAACCATCGATGGAAACCCTTCAATGGGCCAACCATGTCCTTACCACGATCCGTCATCATGAACCCCTTCAGCAGTTGTTCTCAGAGAGGGAGGATTACTATCAGAGCCGATTAGACTATATCAAGTAAAAAAACTTGAAAAAAAAAAAATCATGGATCTGTTCTTTTTTTAGTGATTCAATCCAATGAGTCGCTTGGTTCTTCGTTCCTTCAAACTTGATGCTCTTGCTTCTGACGACCGAACCGTCTTGGTATCCAAGAACGGTAATTAGGTTGCTTTTAAAAGTGACGACTTTAAAAATAAAATATTATCGACCGCAGTTGCATCCGCGTTTGATTTTTTGAGGAACACCGGTGAAGACGTTGCTGCTGGTGGTGGTGGTGGTGATAGGTTTGGGGGGGATAGGGTTGACTTTCATGGACAAACGTGAGGTGAGGGGAGGTCGGACCCGATGAGAGTGAGGGGTGGGTGGTGTGTACAATTGAAGACGGGAGAGGATCTGTCGCCAAAGATCATTCACGGACCGGTAAAGGGGGGCTTTCATGCGCGAAGCGACATCATTCCGCATATCGGTATAAAACTGCATGAGAGATTCTCTTGACTGAAGAGCGGGTTCAATCGGATGAGCGTCCATAAAAAGATTGTAGTGGTGACGACAATCTTGACAAGGCAGTAGAATACGCAGGGACTGTAAAAGATGCCGACAAGCTTCTTGGACCTCGAGAGAAGGGTCTTGTCGAGGGTACATGATGAGAACGGTATCAAGGAATTCCCAGGCACACTTTCCCCAAAGTCGAGGAGATACATTGGTAATCGTTTCAGGATTCGGGTTCAAAAGGGTGGTCATGGAACAAGATAATCTATCAACGGTCAATATTTTTTTTATTTTCTATTTTTCAACCTTTCTGTAATGGCTTGTGTAGCCTTTCGTCGTGACTCCTCCACACCATGGCGACTTTTTTGCTCTTCTTTCGACTGGTCCACATCCGGTAAAAACCGACGTTGAATCGTGTTCAGAGGAATCGAGAGCTCCCTTTCTCGGTCATGATGTAGGTCCAGGAATCTAGTATGACGACCGAGTTTGTACCGAAATCGATTGGCGCCTACTTCTGTAAATCGTTCTGCAGCCATAAAATCGATCAGATAGAACCGGTAGACCGGTTTTCCTTTTACGATCCATTTCTTGTACAGGATATTGTCGCTGTGAAGATCATTATGAAAGATCTGAAGTCGAAGGAGGAGTCGAGAGAGGAGCGCCGACACGCCCCTTTCAATAGATAGATACGGAGGTTCAGGGAGTCGCAAGAGATCCGTGACCGTTCCATTCAATCGTTTCTGAATCACAAACACCTTGTTTTTTTCCGGACAATCCATGACGTACGTATACGGTGCGATCCCCGCACGGGCCGCGTCCTGCTCCATGCTTAGGGTTTTGAGGAGAGCAGGTTTCCAACGATACTCCTTCACAATGAACCCGCAGCCAGTTTTATTCTTGTGGTTGTTGGTGGTGAAACGACACGCCTCCCATACCCGGGTATCGGCTCCACCTCCGATCACACGAGGCATCTTCATAAATAGATGACGCTGACAAAGATCCTCCATTTCTTTTTCAAAAAAAAAAATACTGTATTGAAAATGGATTGAAGTGATTTTAAGACGAGATGGTCGGTATAGAAAAAAAAATGGAAAAAGAAAAAGAAGAAGACAAGAAGGAGGAGGCTTCTGTGGATGCGGTGGTCTCGAGTCCGTCTGTGGTCCGACCGGAGGACATGATACCAGCGGTTCATGAGTATCTGGGATTGAAAGGGGAAAAGGATCGATTAGAAGAAGAACTGAAGCGGTGTTTCCAGATCTACAAGATGCAGCGGAATCGTCTCTTGGAAAAAAAGAAACCCATCAACAGCCGCATCCAGGAACTCGAGGGCGATCTGAAAAAGATGATGATTACCAATAATCTTCCCGGTTTCAAATTCAAGCGCTACATTTTCAGTCTCGAAGAAAAGGCGGTCTTTAAACCACCCGCCGATAAGATCGCCGAGGCCTTGGAACGCACCCACATTGAGAATTACTCCCATAACAAAAAGGGACTGGCCAACCTCCTGGCCGACGCCGTCAAGAAAAAAGTCCGAGAAACCTCCCAAGAATCCCGCCAAAATATGAAAAACATGGTCCTCAAGATGCGCATCCAACCCGGCGCCTAATCCAATCTTTCCATTTTATTTGATTTAAGAACGACCGAAAGAATAAGAAAAAAAGAACGAGGTCTTATGGTGTAAGGGCAGCACTAGGGACTTTGAATCCCTCAATCTCGGTTCGAATCCGAGTAAGACCGATTTGACTTTTTCTTGATAGTAGTGTTCTCAAGAAGTTGTTGATAATAGACAGGATCGATGGTACGAGGCGGTTCGATACATCGTGGAACATGTAGTCTTCGTCCATTATCGACTAGAAAAGTCCGTGAAAGCATGGTGTCCCATACTTCAGATTGAAGCTCGATGGAGGGAAAAAAATGTCGAAAGATGGCACGCGTGCTCTCGATCGGGGACGCTAGCAGTTCATAGTAGTCTACCACCAGTATATTCGAGGTCGTGGTAGTAGAACACCATTTCATAACAAATCGATCGTATGATTTCTTGTGATGATGTATAAAATTCACGACTTGTTCCATCGAGGTCTTGTTCTTATAACGGGCATAAGCCTCGAGCTGAAGAAGGGGGTCTTTCCTGTAAAGCACTAGGTATTTGTTCTCGGGTGTGATGGGTACTTTACCGTCTAGATCATGATTTTTTAAAAAGAGGGCGTCTTTTTTGCATGGAAAGGTACGACAACACGAATAAAATTCACAATAACTATATTCCATGTCATGAGCTGTGGTCATGTATTCCAGGATCGTGGAGACCAAATGCTGACCACTTCGTGGATAGGAAATAATAAAGTTCATGTTTACAATCTATCTATATTCAATAGAAATATATAAATAGATGAAAAAAAAACATGAGGACCAAAACGGAGTCTAGAAGAGTGAACGTTTCCGTCTTTATCTAATTTTTGACTAACTATTAATTTTTTTTTTTTGACAGAGCAAATGGGCAATCAAATGACAAGGGTTTCAAGGAGACTTCCGTTTTTTTTCTTATCTAGAGAAGATCGAGTCCGATTGCGCACTCTGCGTATTCAGAACATGAAGAAGAAGAAGAAAGAACGGCAACTACAGCGGGCGCTGCCACCGAAGCAAACGGTGATCCGGACGATCGTTGACAATGCTTGATCACACACCGTGAATGTCACTATTGTATTGTTGTTCGATCTGTTGTTTGATCTGATGGATTCATTGCCTTCATCAATATCGTATCATCGTCCATATTTTTAGCATCGGAATCAGTATTGGAAAGGGGATGGGTAATGAATTGATAGAGGACAATCATGGAGTAGCCAAAGGTGGTAATAAACCATAAGAAGTTAGGAATAATGAGTTTTGTAAGATTCATGGTCATGAGGAGGCTCAGTATATCCTTGTTGTTGTTGACATATTGGTAGAGGAGTTCGGTGTAGCCGGCCATGAAGCTGACGCAGCTCAGGACCATTCCAAGCAGAGACATGAGGATCAGTAAAAGGAAACAAGCGACAAACACCGAGGTCAGGACAGGGGTTTTGGTTTCTGGGGGGGTAGAAAACAACCAATATCCGATCAAAAGCGCCACGATAACCAAAAAATAGTACACCAACAAAAAATAGGTACAGGGCCTAAAGAAAGATCGGAGTTTGGGGGGAAACATGTTGACTTCTTTCATCACACTGATTATATTGACAAAGAATCCGATAAAATCGCTCGTCCCAATGACAATGATCGCACCTGTGACACCACTCATGACTCGATTCAACGTGGATTCATGTTTGGCAATCAGTGTTCCAAGAAGCTCCCTATCCGACATTTTTTTGGTGATCATGTCTTATTTTTTTTGGTAAAATGAACTTGTTTTTTTATTAAGAGAGAAAAAAAAAGAATAGATGGACTCTTATTCACCTTTATTTGTGGGTGCTTTCCGAGATCTTTACCCGTTTGTGGTGGGCTTTCTTTACGATTGTTGTTACCTCCGCAAGCGCTGGATTCACGGCGGTCCCTTGATCGATCTTGAAACACGTCGGAACCAATTGCTTGTTGCGGGGCTGTCTGAACAACTGTGGGACTGTCGACACGCCAATGGTATCGTTCGTGACATGATTTCTTATTACCGCGTGCCTCGAATGGAACCACGAGAGTTTTGTCCTTTGTCGGTGCATAAATGTCCCCATCACATGTCCTCTTACTACACCATTCAGAATGGTGATTTTGAGATTTCTATCTATCAGCCGCGTCATAAAGATTATTATGGTGGATACCTGACCATCCCCCATTCGTATATTCCGTATCCCCCGATTCACGATAGCTACGGGTTTCAAGAATTGTTTCCGTGTGAGGTGGATATTACTTATAGTCGTCGGGACACGGTCGGTAATCTGAAGATCGGTTGGGAACATCGACACTACTGGGACCGTCCCGTATCAGAATCCATAGGGTACTTTGTGGTGAAACCCAACCAGCTCATCACCGGTCCTGCTCAGGTTCATCGCGAGGCAGTTGATATCCGAGATGTGGTCATTGTGTGCGATATCCTTCTTCCGGAGATGACCTGAAAAAAAAAAGATTTTACACAGTCTGTGGTTGGAGGAGCTTCCTGAGTTGATAGAGGTTGTGAAGCAAGGTTCGTTCTCTCGTTTCCAACAAGGAGGTGTTTTGTTTTCTTTGTTGATTCAGTGTTTTGAATTGAAACTGCCCAGAGGAACTCCTTGCTGGACCTATGGACTGAATCGATCGGTCTTGGTATTTGAATTGACGAGAAAGCCAGGAGACGAAATCCGAGTTGGACGAGGAGGGAGGTGGGAGCTGAAACAGCTGTTGAACAATGTTATACAAAACTTGATCCACGTTGTCAACGTCTTGTATACCCAACTGTTGAACCAGTGAAACAAAATCTTCCTTTGTGACATTGGAGTATATCCACAAAGCCCGATTTTGAGTACACAGACTAGGATAATACCACCAATTCCCCGGACTATACCAATCCTTGGAACAAATCTGTAACACATTTGCTAAATGACGGACCAACTCGTCCACGTGATATGATGGATTTTCTAACATCCATTTTTTTTGAGCTGCTTGTACTGCTCTTACTGCTTGTGCTGCTTGTGCTGCTTGTTCTGCCGCCGCTTTCGCTTTTCTTCTAGTTTGTTGTTGTTTTGCCGCGTTTTTTGCTTGTTGCTGTAGTAGTCTATTTATTTCCTGCTGTATTGCTCGTTGTTGGTTTGGAGGCAACTTATGCAACCAATTGACCATGAATTTGGGATATAAATTCATTGGGTTGAAAGGATTACGATCTCTGATTTGCTTCATCTTTTTTTGACGTAGCTCCTTCCGGACCTGTTGAGGATCTATCGGTGGTGCTGTTGGAACTTGATTCTTCCTTACGAAATGACTTGATGGTAATTTTGGTACAGGACTATCATCTCCAACTTTCTTGTTTTTCTGACCCGATGGACCATTCTGTATAGATCGGTTCAGTTGGACGAGAGGCATCTGGACAATCAGGTCGGCGGCCCTGGAAAGGACTTTTTCCATTTCTTTGATCATGCTTTCAAGAAGATCATAAACCGATACAGGGTTCGGTTTCGCTAACGTAAACGTGACCATGAACTGCTTCCTCTCTTCCTCCGTCAGAACCAATTGGCGCAAGGACAGGCTCTGTCCATCCTTAAAAAGAACTTGACAAAGGTCAAGAAAATTAAAAGTAAGAGTGACTGGACTATCGTTGGTATGACAGGATGCTAGCGATGTCTTCGAGGATTGTGGAAAAAATAACTTGAAATTTTGTTTTTGACGATTCTCGACTTTGATTTTGTTCATGTCCGCGTTCTTAAATGTGGGATGACAAGCCATTAATTCGTTCCACAGTTTAAAAAATTGATCGGTCACAGACAGGGAAAATGGGATATTTCCCTCCTTTGTCATGAATGTTTTCTCAGGTATCTTTTCCACTAAAAGCTTGTAAATCATGTCCCTTGAAACATACCAGTTGAGATCCACAGTCGAGTTCAATGCTATTTTCGTCCATAAACCTAGACTGTTTAATTTATCATTAAGTTGTGAAAACTCCCGCGTATTCCCCAAGATGGAAAATCTGACCATTTCTTTCTTTTTAATTTTTTTTTTTAGAGAAGGTAAAAAAAAATCATGTATTTCAAGTTTCGATGTCGTCGTCGTGATTTCGGACCAGATCGGACATTTCAAACAGGGTCTCTTGGCTCTCGGTGTAGTATCGGATCGTCTTGATTAATCCATCCATAAAGGTCATCTTGGGCTCCCATCCCAGGGCTCGTACCTTGTTACTATCAATCCGGTACTGGAAATCATTGTAGAACCGGTCTGGGACAAAGTCATAAAAATCCTTGGGATCCACATGGGCTCCCTTGAGATGTCGGACCAATAAATCAGCAATCTGGAGCACACTGTACTCATTGTTGGTTCCGATATTGTAAATCTCATTCACGGTGCCTCGATGCAGCACGGTCCAGATGCAGCGTGAAATATCGTCGACATAAATAAAGTTACGCCGAGTGTTGCCATTACCGTGGATCGTCACCTTTTGATGATTCTGCAGGTACAGGATGAATTTGGGGATGAGCTTCTCGGGAAATTGACGTGGACCGTACACATTATTTCCCCGGATAATGAGGATGGGTAGATCGAAACAATGAAAGTACGACTGAACCAGGAACTCGGCCGAGATCTTGGTGGCCGCATAGGGATTGGTTGGATTGGGAAGCGTGGTTTCCAGAAAGGGCTCGGACCGTGTCGTCTCACCGTACACCTCGTCGGTAGAAATATGGACAAACCGTGAGAGCTTTCCGTAGCGTTTACAGGCCTCCAATAGATTGTGCGTCCCCGAAACATTGTCCGTAGTAAACTGGATCGAGTTGTTGAAGGAATTGTCTACATGCGACTGCGCCGCAAAATGTACCACCACATCAATCTCATTATCTTTCAATATGGTAAGGATCGTGCTCATATCATTAATATCCGTCTCGTAACTCGTCACATTCAATCCGTCCAAGTGCTGTCGGCGCGAACAATAACTCACCTTGTCCACATTCACAATATGAAGACCCGGTTGTGTCTGTTTTAAATAATGAATAAAATTGGAACCGATAAATCCGAATCCGCCCGTCACGAGCACATTCCGAACCACGGGCTCCAGTTGCAGCAATCGTTTTTTGCGTACACGTTTGAGAAGCCGTTGGATGGATTCATAAATAGGAAGCACAAAATATTCATCCTCTAACCGGGTGGTGTCCAGACGATTGTTGGAACGATCAGACCGCAACACGCGACTCTGCTCCTCAAGGGTAAAGTTCTGGTAGGTAAACGTGGGATCCACAATATCACGGTACATGTCCAGGATCTCGTTGTGGGAAATCACGCCGGGATTGGTAAGATTCATCGTCCCCGTCTTTTTCTTTTCCACCATGTCCCGTATAATCGGCATAAAGTCAGAGAGCACCGTCATGGAATTCTTGATGCTGCATATTTTATGATAGGTAGTAATCTTTCGAATGAAATTGCGAGGCGACTCCAGATCGTCATTGATGGGCATCCGGATGCGAAGGTTCAAGACATGGTCAAACATGCCCGGGAAATGCAAAAGACGGTCCGTAAATCCCTTGACGATGGAATAAGACGAGCCAAAAAAATTGGGACGGTCGCTTTCCTTGAAGCCCTCGTCGTTCTGCAACGTGTGCTCCTTGTCGTAATTGAAAATACATCCCGTGCCCAGGTACGTCATGTGTAGACCATGTTTCTTGGCCAGACAAGCCAAGATCACCGGTCCGAATAAATTATCCCGTACATTCTCATACGTCTGCTGTCGCCCCCCCTCCAAATAATCAATCGTCGAAATACCCTCCCCATGGGTCCGCCCCGCCAGCGTGATGAGATGCGTGGCCCGACATGACAAAAGCTCCCGCTCCACCTCCTCCTCCTGATCCATACGAGACTCGGCACACCGATAGGGAATACCATGCTGGTCCAATTCCGCCGTAAACTGTCCACCAATCCAACCTCTTCCTCCGAATAGAAGCCACATTCCTTTTTATCCTTATCGACATATATTTAAATTGAAGGAAAAGTCAATGGGAAAAAAAATTTTTTTTTTTTTTGGATTAGATAAAAACAACGTAGAAGAGTTATGTCTCAATTTAAAATACTGCTGGATAATGTCAACCGACGGCGCCAGGAGTCCTCCACTCAAGAAGAGATGATGTCCAACCCTCCTATCATTTCTGCCCCTCAAGAAACAACACGACCCATCTATCGTCTGGTGCGTGATCAGGAAACCCATCAGTACAAGCTTGTCATGGAATCCTCCAGTGAGACGGAGGCCGTCTCCTCTTCCACGACTGCTTCCAATCTGATCGACCTGACTCCAACTCCTGTTTCAATTCCTCCTCCTCATGAAGAAGAGGAGAGTGGGTTTTTCAACGCCCGTGCGAACGGTGATGGACCCACCGGACCCACCGGTCCCACCGGTCCCGCGAGTGGTCCTACCGGACCTACAGGAGAGCCTGGTCCCGCCGGAGGACCCACCGGATATACGGGATGGACCGGATATACAGGGTATACGGGACCCGAAGGACCCACCGGTCCTCATGGACCCGAAGGTCCCGATGGTCCCACCGGTCCGGACGGGCCTCATGGTCCTCGTGGGCCTGAGGGTATCGAAGGACCTCAGGGAATTCAAGGCCCTCGTGGATACCGCGGTTATACCGGACCGGAAGGTCCCACCGGTCCTGACGGTCCCGAAGGTCCTTCGGGACCCACCGGAGCCGATGGACAGCCCGGTACAGAAGGCGCGACCGGTCCTACGGGAGACCGTGGTCCCGAAGGCCTGGAAGGACCCACGGGTCAACCTGGTGTGACCGGTCCCACCGGTCGTCGTGGACCCATCGGCCCGGAAGGTCCCACCGGTCCGGAAGGCCCTGAGGGTCCTACTGGCTTCACCGGTCCGATCGGACCCATTGGGTATACGGGAGAGGAAGGACCCACGGGAAGGGATGGACCCGAGGGTCCCACAGGTCCTACCGGTCCCGAAGGTCCCGAAGGTCCTCGTGGGTACGAGGGATTCGAGGGACCCGAAGGGCCCACCGGTGCCACTGGACCTCTTGGATTCCAGGGTCCCACAGGTCCCAGTGAACTCATTCTTACCTACACAACGAGTCTGTCTGGCACGGGCATGCCCGGACCTGGGAACTACTACTTCTGGGCGAATCCTTTCGGCAGTGTCGTCGCCGACCTCAAAGAAACACCGGCTCCCGATGTCGATAACTATACATGTGGTATCCTCCTCGACAGTGAAAACTACTGCCGCTTTGATTTTAACTCGGTCAAGACGTTTTATCTCGATTCCGGGGTAAGTATCAGCATCGAGGGCCGCGTCTACTCCATTGAATCCGCCGATAGTAATACGCTTGAAACCGTCCTCCCCACGATTACCCTCGACACCGCCTTTCAATATGTGACGGATGTCCCGGGTATCATCCTTTCTCCTTCTTCGCTCAGTGGCTACCTCTTTTTCAACCTCATCACGGTGACCCTTGAGCCCTCCACCACCATCACCCACGATATCCAGCTCAGTCTCCTGACCAAGATTACACAAAATATCTCAGGTCTCGCGCTCTACACGGACTCGATGGCCATGGTCATGAATTCCACCACCCAAGATCTCCAAGAAATCCTCAACAATCTTTGATTCATTCCTCTATTTTTTTTTCTTCTTTTCTAGACAAGAAAAAAAAAATCAACAACGAACGCTTCACGCTGGAAATCGGACATTATAAGGGGAGAGTGGAAGTTGTAATTCTCGTTGAGCTCGGTGGTACAGGTTCCGATCATAATCGGCAAGGAGTCGGAGCCATGCCTCAAGGGCCTGTTCGGCGTCGTAGCGTTGAGAGGGCAGAGGATGAAGCATTTGTTGGATAAAGTTCTCTAACTGGTCCCTCAGCTCCTCTTTCTTGACATGACCCGCAAACAACGAGTTCCCCTTGTCATGAAACCATTCATAGGCCACCTGTCCCAGACCAAATGTGTCCACCTTGGACGCGTCTCTCTTCAACTCTCGTCTCCGTATCACCGGATCCGAGAGAGTCTCCAAGTACAACTGAACCACTCCCTCCTCATTTCCAACTGTTTTTTTCCCACGAAGGAGGCCTTTCATTCGGGCCACCACCGCTCCGTCTTCGTTTTCTAAAAAAGCCAGTGCGGTCAGATAATCGCGAAGAATTGTTCGTAACGCCTTGTCTGGATCGGGATGTGGTCGTCGGCGCTCGTCAAATAATGTGAATCGATCGTTCTTGCGATCATAATACATTTCCAAAGGCCATACAAAATAGGCGTGTTGTGGATGACTGACCGCAAAAGACCGGTCGCCGGACAATAAGTCGAAATCGATGAGTCCCACCACCGCTGTTGCCGCGGTCGCTGGATCACGGAGGCCTGTACGCGTATCCATGGTGATATTCCCGGATTTGATGTCCAGATGAACGAAACGGTGCCGTCGCAACAGGATCAGCGCCTGGAGCAGTTGATGGAATGATTCCAACAGGAGCCGGCGATTCTTGTTGGTTTTAGAGACGGAATCCAGGCTTTTGCCCTCGTGCGAGAGGATCAACGTCTTGTTCTTAGAATCCTTTTCCAACACCTTGCCCCGTAAATAAACTCGAGTGGGATCGATACCATTGACCACTTTCTCGAGACGAAGGGCGGCCCTAAAATCCGGTGTGCGCGCAAAGAGTTTGTGGACACTAATCTTTTTCCGATCGATCCCGCCTCGTTGCTGGATCCGTTCCAGGACCGCACGATGAGAGGGTCCCTGGACCCGTCCAAATCCTCCTTGTCCGAGCACCCGTCGCTCCAGGACGGGGGAAGACTTCATGACAAGGACCGCTTTCTTCTTTTTGGAGAAATAATTTTCACCACCGGATCATCGAGTTCACGCGCGACGCGTCGAGAAAGTGCCGGATCATACAAAGAAAGAAGTTCTCTCCAGGCACTCATCGCCTGATGCGCATCATAACGCTCCTTGGGAAATGGATGCACCATATGAAACAAAAAGTCCTCCAGTTGGAGACTCAATGGGGTCTTGTGAGGATGTCCTTCAAAAAGAAGATCATGGTTCTCCTTTCCATGAAAAAGCGCATAGGCCACAAGTCCGAGCCCAAACGGATCCACTTTTTTCCAATCCTTTTTTAGTTCCTTCTGACGAACGTCCGATCTTCCCAATTGCAAATACACACTCAAAACCGGTGAGAGGAAACGAGACGAGGAGGGTGAGTAGTCACGACCTATGTGGAGGTTACGAAACATATCTCGTACCTGCCCTTTTCCAACTCCTTTGACAAAAGAAAGATTTTCAAAATATTGAGGACCGATGGGTTCCTCATGATGCTCCATCGTTTCATCATCAAAACTACCCAATCTATCCGTTTGTATGTCATAAAAGGTTTCCAGTGGATAAACAAAGTAGATGGCGGAAGAAAAGGTATTGTCCAGGTCCTCACTTTCTTTTAAAAAATCAAAGTCGATCAGACCCAGGGTAATAGGTTTATTGGCCAAAGGACGTGCCGTGAAACCACTCTTTGTATTCACCGTGATATTCGCCAACTTGATGTCTTTATGAACATACTTGTGCGTTTCCAGTAGAACTAGCGCATTCAATAGCTGGTAAAACGCCTCAAAAAGAGGCACCAAAAACTCCTCTTTCTTTCCTTGCTGTAAAAGGTTTAATAAGGACCTTCCCTCGTGGTTCATGGTAAGAATGTGGTGGACATCATCTTTCTTCACCATGGATCCCCGAAGACACTCTCGTTTCGGATCAATCTTGTTGACCACCTGCTGTAACCTAACTGCTTGTTGGTAATCAGTCTTGTCTTTGAATTTCTTCTCGACCAGCATTTTGTTTTTGGAAATTCCACGTGGTCCGTGTTCTGACAAAAACTTTTCCAAAGGAGAGTTTCGTGGTCCATAGACAATACCATAGCTTCCCTCACCTAATTTGACGTGTTGAACAGGTGGTGGTGTGCGTCGTCGTGGTGAGCTTTCCTTCTTTATCCATCTTTTTTGCCCTGGTTCCAGCATGGATGAATCCTTGGTCTTTAAATACTCCTTTAACAACTTTTGGTGAAACGACACAGGCAATCCAAACAGAAATCGTTCACGAAGATGTTCAAGGTTTTCAATCGTAGGATCATGCTTGTTTTTCCGTGCCAACTTTTCTACCGGAAGCTTCATATTGTTAGATTTATTGTAAAGAAAAAAAATAACGTTCTTTTTTTCTTTCTAGGAGAAAATCAAATACACATATACCCACATACAATGATTCTTGTTACTGGTGGAAGTGGCATGATTGGATCTGCTCTGGCGGAGATTTCTCCCGGTATTTTCTTGTCTTCTCGTGATGTTGATCTTACCTCTGAATCAGAAACGTTCCATATTTTTGAGAAACTGCGTCCAACCTCCATCCTTCATCTCGCCGCCAATGTTGGTGGTCTGTACAAAAATATGAACGATAGTGTGGGTATGTTGGAGGACAATCTCAAGATCAATATGAATGTATTGAAAGTGGCTCATGCGATTGGGGTCACACGTTTGGTATCATGTCTTTCGACGTGCATTTTTCCTGATCGTATCGAGTATCCTATCGATGCGGGTCGGTTGCATGACGGTCCTCCTCATCCCTCCAATGAGGGATACGCGTACGCCAAACGGATCCTCGAGATTCAATCACGGTTGTACCGAAAACAGTATGGAGTAAAGTATACGTGTGTAATTCCTACCAATCTTTATGGACCTCACGATAATTTCTGTCTTGAGAATGGGCACGTGATTCCGAGCCTGATTCACCGGTGTTATCTGGCTCACCGAGATGGCCATTCGTTTCTGGTTCGAGGAAGCGGTCGTCCACTCCGCCAGTTCCTCTTTTCCCGCGACATGGCCCGTCTCCTCCTTTGGACCCTGGAACACGAGGAGACGGATGACGAGGAGAACCTGATCCTTACCTCTCCCACCGAGGTCAGTATCGGCGAGGTGGCCGGTATTATTGCGGATTGTTTTCATTACCGAGATCAGATGATCTTTGATCAGGATTCTTCCGATGGACAATTCCGCAAGACGGTCAGCACGGCGCAGCTTGATCGTTATCTTCCAGGATTTCAGTTTACCAGTCTCGAGGAAGGAATCCGCGAAACGGTTCAATGGTTTGTGACTCATTATGATACGTGTCGACGTGAATCAAAAACTTTTTGATTCTAACGATGCAGGGTCTGATACTTTTCCGTAACCTCATTCCATTCGATGTTTTGAGTGCGCAACACCATTTTTTTCTCCTTTTCCTGATGTGGATTGGATCTCCAGACCTCGGCCGCCTCTCCGACCTCCGCACAGGCAGTGAGGATATGACAGGCTTCTTGGACGGGATATACCTTGACGGGATCAAAGCCTCGTTGTTCAATGAGATAGGTCAACAATTTGACATCATCGTCAAACAAAACTATGGAAAAAAGGATGGCACATCCAAAGGGACACAATGCTTTTCTTCCCAGCGCCTCGGACCAATCGTGCTGACAAAGAGGGCACTGATATTGTACAAGACGGTTCCTACACTCAGGACAAGTCATCGTCCAGTGTCGACACGGTGGAGCTGGTAGAGAGGAAGAAGAAACGGTCTTCTTCTCATAACAAATCAAACATTCCGATTCCATAGCGTGGTTGTTTAGAGAGGTCGTCGTGTTTGTGAAGAACTTTCATTTTTGCATGTTTTCTTTTTTTCTAGTCCAACAAAAAAGAAAGCAATGGCGTGGAGATCAGGACTCCATGAAATCTTTGCGCCCGAGGTTCTCAAGATCCTTTACAAGAACGAAATGGCCCGCAATGTGGAACGTCCTCTTCCCAACGCCCTACTGAAGATAAAACCCAAAAAGAAAAAGACTCCACTGGTTCTTCCACGAATCAAGCGATCCACACCTCGCGCGGTGTCCACCATCGCAAAATTGCGTCTCAAACTCCTTCGTCAAATCGAGGCCATGTCGGATACTGAATTCCTCGTCTTTTACCAACATTTTTTAAATCATCGTGTGGAATAAAAAAATGCAACGTCGCGGTTAGAAAGCGTGGCGGTGGCGCTGAGCTTGTCTTCTAAAACGATGGTGGAATCTTTTCAACATCAAAAACACTCGGATCAATGTCACAAATACATAGAGAAGAGATTAGAAAGAAGTATAACGTTCTTCCAGAAACATGCAAGATGGTATAAAGTACGGTAACTGTTGAAAGATATTTTATATATCGACCTCCGTGGTATGGAGAGTAGCGTTGAAGATCGTGAATATGGATTCAATAATATTTGGAAACAACTCGTGGAGACCTTGAGTCGGAACAGTATTCCATTTTTTCTAAAACCTGTCATTTCTTGCCCTTGTATCTCGGATGGTGTATGTTTCCAATAGTACACTATATTTTTGACACGATACTCGTCGCTTGACCGATGTGAACGGAAAACAGCACTATCTTCATCGACTTTGAAAGTTTCTGGATATCTGGATCCACCAGAAACTGCGGCAACGTCCTGATAGTTGGACGGATTCGTCAAGTGCTTTCTTCAACAATAAGGATAACCTGGTCGTGTGGCCTACACTGCGTGATGCGTTTCAGGACGACGCCAACTCGCGAGGCTTCAATACCGCACCAGATCGCTGTACATACCCTTCATCTTGTCCAGTATAATACCAGGCAAGTGCGATTCCAAGATAGGAACGAGATAGACGGAGACGTTTTTACTGACATATTTTTCTTCTAGGATGGATCGATCCAGGTCAAAATACATGAGCATCGTGACTTTACACGATGCCTCATTCAACGGGATAATGGTGGTGGAACCGGTGAGAGTATACAACGGGCGGGGGTTTTCCAATGGCTGTATTCTCCACCTAATTTTTTGGTCCGCTAGCTCAAAAATAGATTCTTCTTCTTGACGTACCGCCGACTCGAACAACTCTATGGGAATTTGATCCTTGATCATCGCCGGTACATAATTCAGATAACTCGTTTTCGTCAGTACGGATCGTCGATAAAAACGACCCGTTTCCTTAATCTCCTCCTTCACCTCGTAATGATCCACCCACTGTGGCGTCGTCTTGTTTAAAAACATCTCCAGGTCTCCAAGGATCTTTCCATAAAACTCCCCGGCTGAACACGGGAGAATGAAATCTCTGATCAACTTGACCCCACGACTCGCCATGAATCGATAATGATTTATTCTCTCTGTCGTTTTCTTGTTAGACCGTAAACCTTTTTTTTTATTCCGGTCGGTAAGAAGAATAAAAAAATGGAGAGAGTTAACCACCGCGCAAACGGAGGACGAGATGAAGGGTAGATTCCTTCTGAACATTATAATCAGAGAGAGTTCGTCCGTCCTCTAACTGTTTGCCGGCAAAAATAAGTCGCTGCTGATCGGGCGGAATCCCTTCCTTGTCCTGAATTTTTTGTTTAACATTATCGATCGTATCCGTTGGATCCACCTCGAGGGTAATGGTCTTGCCTGTCAACGTCTTGATAAAAATCTGCATTGTCTTCTTTTTATTGTACAAGATTTTTTTTTTTAGATATGATTTAACTGGAGGTGGAGTAGGCGGGGAGGTCCATGACGAGGTCACAGAGCCCCGTGCCCATGCGTGAGCGTTTACCGCAAATGATGGAGGCGGACACGCCTCGGATGACTTCTTTTTCGGAGAAAAAGGCGGCATTTAGAAAGTGATCGGTGGATTCTTCAAAGGAGGCGCGACAGAGAACTCCGGTTTGTTCTTTCTTCATTCCGTACCGAGAGATGGAAATGATCGAGCCGTGATGGGTCATAATGTCCACGAGGAGCATGACGTGACACGGGTTGATGAAGGATCCGTCCGAGGTGACGAGGTTCCACAATTCTTCAAAAAGGAACTGACGAGCTGCTTCGATTCCAAGACAGTGGTAAATGTCCCACATGTTGTTGCTGATCACGGTGGACGTTTCTAACAGCGGGTGTCCCAACAGTTCCATGAAATTGTTGCCGACGGTCTCCACATACCACTCGCGCGTCTTGAGATCACGCTGGATAAAGATATTCTGGATCCCCGTGATGCCTGTGATGGGGGTTTCACGAAGTTTTTCAAGCACCACATCTTTCAGAAATATCTCGCGGTAGTTGTTTTCATTCACAAAGAGGGTGTTGTCTTCGGGTGGATCCACGTCTGAGACATCGACAAAGACATCAAGCTGACCAATATGAAAAGGAGAAAAGACGATACGAATGTCTTGAAAGAGGGATTCAAGGCGTTTTTTGAGAAGGGTGACGGGCACGAAATACTGGTACATGATCTTTTTGTTCAGCTGGAAGGAAAACCCATACTCCAAGTCTCGAAAGTCCTGATCATACATCATCATAAAGGTCTGATACCAGATCTCTTCTTGTTTGTGATGAAAAAGGGTGTAGGACGTGATCAGCTGTCCAAACGTGAGGTGTACGATCTGATGTCGTAAATGTTCTCGTACCGCACGGATGCTGTTCAGATTTTTCTCTACGAGGTGGAAGCGAGAGGTAGATACTTTGGGATCCTTGGTGGCGTTGAGGATCTCCATAAAACGGGGGACTCCCGTGAGCACCATTTGTACCGCGATCCCTGCCGCATGGAACGAGTTGAGGGTGGACTGTGTCTGTTTTTCACCGATGCTTTGAGCACAAAGGACCCCTACATTTTCTCCAGGAACAATCATGCTTTGCTGGAACTCGGAATGAATCGTTTTGCGGAGTGTCGGAAGAAGCGAGGGGTAGATTTCCACGGTTTCCAGTTGAGCCTGGAGGGAATCCATGTGCTGACGGACAATCGTTTCTTTAAGCAGAGGCGAGCAACAAACGAGCTGGTCTCCCAATCCTTCCAGACATCGCTCTATCTCTTCCGCAGTCAGTTTCCGTTTTGTCTCGGTCATGCTGTATTGTATGGATCGTAGGGAAGGTGAGGTTTTCAATTTTTTCCAAAAGAAAGAAGAAGAAGAAAAAAAAAAAATTTTTTTTTTTTATCAAGAACAGATAAAAACAACATGTCCTCTTCGTATGACGGTTCGAGTTCCTTTGTACAGCCCAATAATGTGTACAAGAAGCTGGAAAACTACAACATTGATAGTCTGATCGGACCCCCTATCTCTCCCATCGTGCCCAGCATGCAGTACATTACGCTTCCCAAGGAGCACGATAACTTTGGCTATGAGGCTCTCTCCCACGATTACAATGGAGTAGGGTACTATGATATTAACACCGCCTACGGCAAGAGCTGTACCACCTTTAACCTCGGCAAGTGCCCCTCCAACCGCGTGATTCCCAGTGGCACCGCTCCTGCTCCCGCCCCCGCCCCCGCTCCGATGATGATTCGTGAAGGATTCCAGCCTTCGGTCGAACAGGCGATTCGTGGTATGGATATTACCATGTATTACGATAGCAAGTGCCCCCACTCGAACCAAGCCCTCAAACTGTTGAGCCAAAATAAGATCGTTCAGTACATCAGGCTTAAGGAGGTCAAGGACGCCTCGGTTCTTGAGGAGGCCAAGAAACAAAACTGTGTGGGTGTCCCCTTTTTCGTATCTCACAAGACTGGGAAAACATTTACCGGTAGTCCCGCCGATCTTTCTTCCCTTATCAGTGTCCTCTCCGGCAGTGTCAATCCTTCTTCTCCTCAAGAACTGATCCAAAAGATCAAGGATCTTCAGATCACCGTTTTTACGATGGATGGATGCATCTATTGTGTCAAGTACCACAATCTTATGAAGGAGTTGGGTCTCGTGGACGTTGTGACCTTTAAAAATATTATGCATAAGGATGCTCTGGATTCCCTGAAACATATGACCAACGAAAAGCCCGATGGCTTTCCTTTCACGGTCTCGGCCAAGACCCTCAAATCCTTCAAGGGCTACCCCTCCGGCGGTATCGCCGACCTCCTTCGCCAATTATCTTAACCTAGTTATGAGGTAGATATAGATGATAGTATAAAAAAAACATCCTTGTTTTTTTTTTAAATTATAAACAGTATGGTTGGAAGAGATAGGTAAAAAGACCTGTTCATCACCACGCTTCCCGTTTAAACAAGGATATCTGATCTTAAACTTACCGCTGTGTTGTTTTTCTTTCGTTGTCTTTCTTACTCTTTGACTGCTCGAACTTTTTTATGCTCAAGACGCTCCATGTCTCGTTGGGTTGTTCAATATCTTTACACTGGAGATGTAGAACGCAAAATATCCTCTCGTGTCGCTTACAATGTATATCAAGTATATATTGATTTCATCCTCAATTACCTTCAAAATCATAAAACCGTTTCTACTCCTGAGTTATTGGTTTCTCTCAAGGAGCGTTTTCCTGATGTTGATCTATCTGTGCGACGCCTTTATCGTGTTGTTCGTCAGAACAATTTTACTCGAAAGAGAACACGACACGGCCATTTCCCTAAAACACGATATAAACAACCTGTTACATCCAAGAAAATCCTTGAGTGGGAATTTTATCCAGAAGGAGCCATGAACACAGAGCGATTCTTATCCTTCCTTCAAAAAATTATCTTCAATCATCATATTCGAAATCACTTCTTTATTGTGGATAATGCTGGCGCACATAAGAATAGTCGTGTTCGTCAATTGATCGAATCCTTTGGTAATCATCTCTTATACTGTGTGCCATATAACCCACAAATATCCGCCATATAGAATTGGTTTAGTCAGTTCAAATACTACCTTGGGAAAGGATTCCGAGCCTTGTTTCGACGAGCAGGCTACAAGGTGTATATGGTAGATGAGTTTAGGACAAGTTGTCGGTGTAATCAATGTGAAGGGGAGTGCGAGACATTCCGATGGTGTAAGAATCCAAAGTTTTGGAGAGAGGGAATAGTGAAGAGACATGGACTGCTACGTTGTAAGAACGGATGTGGGCTGTGGAATCGAGATACGAATGGTGCGATCAATATCTGGAAGATTGCGATGGGAGCAATCGGAGGAAGAGAAAGACCAGATTATCTGAAACGAACGAAGCGTTCCAACAGTGGGGTTTCATCGACACCCACGAATCAAGATTTACATGAAGATCGGCAATGCCTAAAGTGGGCGTTTTAAATGTCTGACGGTGTAAAAATAATGGACCTACAAATATATTTTTTATATTTTTTAAATAATAAAATAAATTCCATGGTGAGAAATTTATCAAAAATCGCTTTAACCGCTTCAAGGCGAAGGTGAACGAAGCCTATTTTCTCCATGTTGTGAGCGGTCTTCAAATATTGTTAAACGTGAGACTATCTCCCTTTGAAATCCCTACGGCTACAATATATGAAAAAATCATATCCATCGATCAAAAGATCGAAAATGCCATTCTTCCTCAAAAAGAATCGATCCGTCTTTTTACTCTCTATGCCACCCCTATTTTGAATCTCCATGAGGAGCATCCATTATATAAGAAATTATATATGAGTCCATTTTTACTGTCCCTCTGTAAAAACATTCAAAAAAATTATCCTGATGTAGTCTCAAAAGATTCGTATTTGAAAGGCTTGGTAGAATTGGTGTTAAGCTTGAATCCGGAATATTCTTTCTTTTACGACAAGGAAGAGAGAAGAATTAGACTGCGTTTCAGTGACTATGAAGGAGTGACTAGGAAAATGAGTCGACTCGCTGAGTGACTCCCTGCGAAAAAATTGACTCCATTTGAGTTACTTTTTTTCTACTAGTAAACTTCGACTCTCGGAGAGAATTCATACTAGTAAACTTGGGTCAAATCATCATTTTGGTCGAATTTGACTATATTTCACCCGTTTAAAAAAAGTGACTCAAGAGTGACTCTTAGACAAGTGACTCCACTCATTGAGTGACTCTGGATTTTGTCATAGTCACTGAAACCCAGGAATTAAAAGAATATAAAATTTAAAATCGGCGTTTTAAATGTAAGGTGTAATAATAAAATAAATATATAGGTTTCATTATCGTGTTTATGTATACATAACCGCTGGTTATGTCTCAAGATAGATCACGGTGATACCTCATACTTCTGTAACGATTCTTCCAACAAAAAATTTTAGAGATTAAACCAAGAGGTCCTTGGCGAGAGACAAAACTAATTTCCTAGCATCCTTTTGTTTTTGCTCTTTCTTTTCGACAGCGGTGGTGGTTTTCTTCTTCTTCACGGTAGTGGTGGTGGTTGGTTTCTTTTTGATCCGTAACCGACGTTTGTACATCCTCTCGAAACGTTTGAGTTCCGGGTGAGGATCCAGTCCCGTCTCGGACTGAAAGTAGTATGGGGATAGACGAAGCCTCAGTTCTTCCATGACATTCTGGAACGTCTCGTGGTATTCGGCGAGGGTGGCCATGATGTTTTTCTTGTGAAAACACACGCTCAACACCTGGTCGGCCGGATTCACCAGATTCTGAACATAGTACAGCATGTCAATCGGAATCATGTCCCGGTGTTGGTTCACATAGGTGGGATCCTCGATTCGATCAAACAGCTTGGCGTGAGGATCGGGATGGCGAACAATCACAAATTCGATTCTGGATCCGGGCTCCACAAATACTCCTCGACGTTTCATCTTGTCGGCCAGCTGCGCATGGGCAGGCCTCGATCGAGCATCATATTGCTCCCTCCACTGGGAGGCGTCTTCATGGGGTGTGACACCGAGATCCTCGAGCCGTTTGGTGAGCTTCTTGGGATCCGTGGGCGGGGCACGGATGGCATATTCCTTACCCAAGGTCTTGCTGACGATAAACTGCTTGATGCCCACCTCCCATCGAAACAAGGACAAGACCTCCTCATTGATCATGTCCAGAAGATGATCCAAAGAACTCCCTGCCATGATTCCTCGGATGATTTTTTCGTACACCTTTCTTACCCACTTGGCATTATCTCGACGGGCCAGCAAAACGCCACGGATAGTCAGTTTTTCCTCTTCTTCACCATCGTCATGACAGGTCAAGGCCATGTACCGCTTCTTGGTGAGGATCAAAAACTTTTTGTAAATCTTTTCTTCAAACACCAGCTTCATTGGGTCGGGAAAAATCTTGACTAGGTCCTTCTCGATATGTTTCGAATGTTCCCACAGCTTGGCGGCAAAGTCGGTCTGAGGAGGGAGGGGGAAGTGGCAGTAGATGGAATCCGTGTCGCCGTAGACAATTTTGCCTTGAAACCGACTGGAAACATAATCCGCAGCCTTTTGAATTGATATACGTCCCATGGCCGTGGTGCTCATGGCGCCGGGAAGAAACGGCAGGTACCCCTTCTTGACCCCCATGGCTCCGTACATACTGTTGGCCGACACTTTGTACGCCAGCTGCCGCTTGTCATAAACCTGGTACAGAGTCTCCAAGATGGACTTTTCTTCCTGGGTCAAGGTGGAAGTCTCTAGTTTTTTAGAGACGGTCTTCATCTGGTTCTTAGTGGCCTTGCGTTGTCGTAGGAGCTGGGTGAGGAGCATGGGGATGACGCCCATGGGCTCCTTCCGAAAACGGTATCGGAACGGTTGACACACCTTTTGTTTCGGCTTGGTCGCATGAACCGTGGTATCATGGTCGCACCCGATGTGATCCCACCATTCGATAATATGACAAGATTCGTCCGGGACGGAATCATCAATGACCAAGGTCGAGAAATCAATGTTATAGGCGATAATGGTCGTGGGGTACAGCGATGAGAAATCAAACGGGATGATCCAATCGTAGACGCCCGGATCTGGTGTAAACACCATGGCCCCCGAATAATGATCGGCGCCCTCGATCCATTTGGAGTCGCTTCCGAGGGAGTGAGAGGATTGGACCACAATCTGGTCATGAGTACATTGAAAGTAGAGCTGTGAAAAAACCTTGATCTGCTGGCCTTGGGTATAGAGGGTGAGGATGGGCACGCGACAGGTCTTGGCCATTTCGGAGAGTCCGATCCAGAGCTGAAGACGGTCAAAAAGGCGGAGGACAAGGGCCGAGTCTTGGACACAGTACTTTCCCACCCGACTAAGGAGTTGGTAGCGATCTTTTCTAGTGGTATCGAGAGACTGACGGTAACTGGCGAAGATATCCTTGGGGGTGATGGGATCCTTGGTGTCTCCGAGGAAGAATTCGGAGATGGTCTTGAGACGATAATTCTCAAATTTGTAGTCTCGACGAAGGACGGGGAGCAGGTCGACAAAGAGACGACCTTCGGTATCGAGAAAGAAAAAGTTTTGATGCGAGTAGGCGGCGCTGGCCCAGGAGATTTGGGTCTCGGGGGCATGACAGGGCTGGCCACGACGATCACGGAGACGCATCCCCATCTGATCAAAGGCGTCCATGACATTGATCTCAGGACGTTTGGCGCGGGTGATCATGTATGTGATGTCGAATCCGAAAATGTTGTAACCAATGAGTAGATTGGGGTTCTCTTCCTGAACAAGCCTTGTGAATCCCACGAGTAGGTCGCCTTCCGTCTCAAACGCACGGCAGACAACGTCTTTCCCGACGAGTGACTGAATGGGTTTGCCGAGCGTGAGAAGATACTTTTTGTAGTGGAGATTGTCCCGGGTGAGGACGGCCGAGATTTGAAAGACGACGTCAGATTCGATCTCGGCATCAGGCATACGGCTTGGATTCTGGGAGAAGACCTCGATATCAAAGGAGAGGACATAGGGAGGCGGGGCGGGACGTTCGTCGGCTCCGGGACAGGGGGAGACGTCGACGTAGGAACAGTGCGACTCACGCTGACAGGTGGTTTCTCGGACCAGGGATGCCGAATCGGATTTTTTTTTCCAGGTGAGCCATCCGGTAGAATCAATCTTGCGGAGGGTACAAAACTGAAGAACGGGATTGGCCTCATTCTCATGAATCTGAAGAAGACACTTATCGGAGCGGTAGCCGACCTGGATTTCCTTGTTCTGGAGACGGTAATATGCCTTTTTCCGCTGGAGATTCGTAGGAAACGAGATCTTTAAAAACGTAAAGGCGTTACAGGTCTGGTAAAAGTAGAGCTTGCGTTTTTGAGTGACACGTTCGATCTGACCTTTCCAGCAGTATGCACATTCATTGTTCTTACAATCTTTGGGATCGTGACGGGAGAGGAGACGGAGGATTTTGATACGGATCGCAGCCTCGTGCTGTGCATACTCCCATCCTTCGAGAGGAGAAATTTCGACATAAAAATAGGGCATGAAATCCTCGACATGGAGGCATACATTACGGTGTTCGGCATCGATGCCATAGAGACGGAGATGGAAACGCTGATGGGCATCCGTTTCTTCGTCCTCGGTACTCCAGGAATAAACACAAAATTCTTTCTTCATAAGGAAAAGGAAACGGATAGTATTTTCTTTTCTAATCATTGTTCATGTTAACGTCATTTTTCTTTTTTATGTTTTGAATAGACATCACGGGAAGAAGAAGTTATAATCATGTGAACTGGATTTGTTTAACTCCACGGGCCAATGTTTATGTAACTTGAATTCGAAAGTGGGGTTATCACTATATAGGACCCAACGGAAATATAAAAAGTTGAAGCTACACTAGTGTTAAAGTAAAGTCCAATTGCAGTGGTGGAGGCGGGTTGGAATAAAAAGTTTAGATCATAAGAAACATTGGAACCGGTAGTTATAGCCGCTGTGGTTGCAGAAAATGTGGTAGTATTTGAAGTAGATAGAGAAATAACGGAAGAAGATGTGATATTACTTGTAATCCGATCCGCTGAACCGGTAATACTCGTAAAAGTATAAAGGCTGCTGGTTGAACTACCAAAGTAAAGTGATTCCGTATGACTCGTTGAACTACAATTCGTCATTAATTTTCCGGTTAGACTATAAATCATGCTGGTATTTAATCCTATACTACCGATAACTAAAGTGTTACCTGTTGATGATATGGTTATCGAAGTTGAAACACGTTTGTAGTAGGGAGTCATAAAGAATCCTCTGGCAGGTGTGCTAGTGTTACCGGTTGTAGTGAGATACATGTTATAATTATCATATTCTATACCTCCTACAGGGGCGGTGGTGAATACCCCACTTGAGGAACTATTCATTTGTAGGGGAAGGACGGTGGTAGTACCCGCCGCCGGATAGATAGTACTGGTGGCCGTGATGGTGGAGGCATTGACTTTGGAGAAGTTACCAATATTGGCGGTACCATTCCCAATAGGACCCAGGAAGGAAGTGGTGGCAGTGATGGTGGAGCCATTCAC